GCTCGTGAAAAAGGTTGGAAACCTTTAGATGAGTATGAAGGAGAACCAACGGAATGGGTAGATGCTAAAGAATTTGTAGCACGAGAACCTCTATTTAAAGGTTTGCATAAATTAAATAGAGAAAACAAGAAATTAAAAATTATGCTAAATGATGTTAAAACGATGCTTGATAATTCTCGTAAAACATCATATGAACAAGCAATGAAAGATTTAAAAGCACAGTATGAAACTGCTGCTACAGAAGGTAACATTGTACAAGCTATTGAAGCTCGTGATGCAATGAAAACTTTGGAAAAAACAGAAACTACTCCTGTGTTTCAAGGAAACCCTTCTCAAGAAGTTTATGATAATTGGGTAGAACAAAATCCTTGGTTTGATACTGATCCTACACTTAAACGATATGCGAATGGTTTAGGAACGGAACTAGTACAAGAGTTAACACAAGATAAATATAATGGTCGAATGGATAAATTGACTCCACAAGACCTAGAAAAAATTTATGCTGAAGTAACAAAACAAGTGAAAGAAGAATTCCCTAATAAATTTATGAACCCTAATCGTAAGAAAACTTCTGTAACCGAATCTTCAAAACGTACTACAGTAGAGCAGAATAAAACAAATAAACAGTACACTATTTCTGATCTACCTGACGAAGAAACTAGAAAGATGGCAACTAGATTTATTAGAAATAAAATCATGAAGGAAGATGAGTATATTAAAGCATACCGCGAAGGCGGTGGTAAATTCAAAGGTGAGGCATAACCCCATGACAAGAGAAAGAGAATCTCGTGAAGTACAAATCGAAGCTAATCGCCCTGAGAGGGTTCCGTTACATGAGCAGAAGCGTAGCGTTTTAAATGCTTCTAATCGTGACGCCAATTATGTGTATCGTTTTGTCAATGATGTAAATAACCCTGATGGTTCGACCAGAGTGGACGCATTTAAACTAGCAGGATATGAAGTTGTTGAAAATACAAATACTAAAATTGGTGATGTTGATGGCAATGCGTCGTTAGGTACTTCTGCTATTGCAAATGTTGGTCGTGGTCGTAAAGCTATCCTTATGCGTATTCAAAAGGATATATATGACAAAGATCAAAAAGCAAAGCAAGCAGAGATTACTAGACAAGAACAATTAATGATGCGCCGTAAAGTAAATGCAAAAGAAAGTGGCGAAGATGGTACTTATGGTGAGGTTTCCCTCAAAAAATAATTGTACCTCTTGGCGCTTTAAATAAAGAGGTAATAGTAATATGGCAAATGTAGACCGTCCAAACGGTTTTCGCCCTGTGAAAACATTCTCTGGTGCTCCAGTTACGAGTATAACTCGTGTTATTGGTGTAACAGATGGTGCTGATATGTTCGTAGGAGATATGCTTTCATTAGCTTCAGGTTTAGCTGCTGTTACAGCAACTAATGACGCTGCAATTCTGGGTGTCGCTGTAGGCTTTGGTAAGAAAGATTCTATGTCACAGGAAGTAGGAGGTAATTTTAATCCTTCTGATTTAACTGTTCGTTATTATGACGACAGTGCAAACACTCATACAGATTGGGTAGTATATTATGTTCCAGTAGATGATGTGTTATTTGAAGCACAAACTGCAACTGCTTTAACCAAACTAGTTGGTGAGACAGTTGATATCCTTGCAACAGCAGGAGATACTACAACTGGTGTTTCACGACAAGAAATTACTACAAGTACAAATGCAGACTTTACTGTAGTGGAAGTTCCCAAGTATCCAGATAATGACGAGACTTTAGTGTGGGGTCGTTATTGGGTAATGGTAACTCGTGCTGAACAAGCATTCCACGCTTAATAGGAGCTTAACAAATGATAATTAATCGTAATAGTTTTGCTAAAGCTCTCTGGCCTGGTGTTAATGCTTGGTTTGGTGGAGCTTACAATGAACATCCTTTAGAACTCACTGCTTTATTTGATGAGCATACATCAGAAAAAGCATTTGAAGAGGATATTAGTGAAGTAGGTTTTGGCTTATTTACACAGGGTGATGAGGGTGCATCAGTTGTATATGATAACTCTCAGCAAGGTTTTATAACTCGTTATACGCATCTTAAATACTTTAGTGGTTTTATTATTACTTCAGAAGCTGTTGAAGATGACCAGTATATGAAAATTGCCTCGCTTAAAGCTCCTGCTCTTGGTTATGCTGCTCGTCAGACACAAGAAACAGTTGCTACTAATGTGTATAATCGGGCTTTCAATTCAACTTATGTTGGCGGAGATGCGAAAGAACTACTAGCTACCGACCATCCAAATGTATCTGGTGGTACGTATGCTAATGAGTTATCCACTGCTGCTGATCTAAGCGAAGCTTCATTAGAACAAGCTGTTATTGACCTAAGTAAATATACTAATGATCGTGGTTTGAAGATTGCAGTTAAAATCAAAAACCTAATCATTCCAGTAGATTTATGGGCAGAAGCAGAGCGTATCCTAAACTCACCACTTCAGTCTGGTAATTCTAATAATGATGTAAATGCTCTTAAAATGGCAGGACATATTCCTAGTATTGTAATGAATCATTATCTGACAGATACAGATGCATGGTTCTTACGTGTGGATGGTGTTCCTCATGGTATGAAGCGTTGGGTTCGTAAACCAATTCAGTTCTCAGAAGATAATGACTTTGATAGCGATAACCTCAAATACAAAGCTGTTTATCGTGAGGCCTATGGTTGGTCTGATCCAAAAGCCTTGTTCGGTTCCCCTGGAGCCTAGTAAATAAACTGTGAGAGGGGGTAGAAATATCCCCTCTCCATTTCTCTTAAAATAAAGAGGGTTATAAAATGTCTAGAATGGATAATTATCCTGGCGGGTTTAGTAATGGTATTCTCATCAGAGATGTGCCTGTACAAATTCTGCATCCAGGAAAGGTTTTTTGGGTAAATAACAGTACTGTACTTCCTGATGGAGGTATTAGTGGGTCAGATGGCAATAAGGGATCATACCATCAACCCCTTAGTACTTTAGATGCTGCTATTGGTAAATGCAAAGCCAATCGTGGTGATATTATTGTTCTAATGCCAGGGCATGCAGAGAATATTTCTGCTGCATCTGGTATTACTTCGGATGTTGCAGGAGTTGCTGTAGTTGGATTAGGGACAGGAACTTTACGTCCTAAATTTAGTTTTACTGCTGCCGCCGCAACTCATGTTATTTCGGCTGCTAATAGTACTTTTTATAATATTCAGTGGGAAGCTAATTTTGCTGATGTTGCTATTGGCCTAGATGTATCAGGAGTAGATGGTCTTTCTTTTGAGGCTTGCTATTTTACTGAGGCAGGAGCTAATCTAAACTATGCTATCGTAGTGGACTTAGCTACTGGTGCTGATGATATTTCATTTAATAAATGCAAATTTATTACAAATGATATAGCCAATACTTCGCATATTAATGGTGTTGCTCATGATGGTTTTTATGTTAGCGATAGTTTGTTTTATGCGAATACAGCCCAAACTGTTGTCACTGGCCTAATTGCTACTTCTGGTAATGCTACTAACGTAGACATTAAGGACAGTGTTTTTAGATCAAATGTTGATGGTGCTTTATGGGTTGATTTTAATGGGACGGCTAATAGCGGTGTGGTAAGAAACTGCTATGTAAGTTCTATTGATACTGCTGGAGCTACTTCAACAGGTGACTTTACTGGTGGACATTTCTTTGAGTGTTATGTCTCTGGTGAGGCCAATGCTTTTGGTCTAGTTGGTGGTGGTGGTGTAGTTTATAATGATGCGTAATTAACTTTACATTTAAGGGGGGAAATTAGTCCCCCCTTTTGGGATAATACTATGACGATTACAGTTACTAAACAAACACTTCTAGAGGGTAGTCGAAATCTAGTAGTACAAGTTAATATTACCGCAGATGCTACAGCAGAAGCAACCGCAGCGACATTAGTTGATGCTTCAGACTATGTATTAGGATTTACTTCTACTGATTTAAAACTAATGAAGTTAACATCCGTAACGTCCGGGGTTTCAGTTAGACTACTATGGGATGCTACTACTGATATTCCTTTCTTAGCACTAGCGCCGGACTGTTCAGAAGAATTCGATTGGGAATATATTGGAGGACTAATTAATAATTCTGGTACAGGTAAAACTGGAGATATTAATTATAGTACCCAGGGATTAACTGCTGGGGATTATGTAGCACTTACCTTTTATCTTAAGAAGAAATCTTAATGGCTGATCCTATTCCACCTCCTGACTGGTGGGATATATACCCAGAACAAGAGTGTCAGCATCCCGCTGACTACACAACTCGTCCGGAAGATCATTCTAATTGGCACTTACATAAGATCGAGTTATTATTAAAACAGGTAGCTTGTATACTTTTGGATATAGAGAAAAAAATTAAATGAGTAGTACATAGAAAACTTTGAGTAAACAATATATAAGAAATGAATACAAAAATGCTTCTCCTAGAAGGAAAGCCCAATTAAACGAAGCTACCAAAAGATGGAGAAAAAAGAATAAGGATAAGGTAGCAATATGGCATAAAAAGGCAAGACAAAAAGAAGGGGTTAAAGTTAAGCGTAAAGATAAATTTTTAAGAGAACATTATGGAATGACTTATGAAAAATATCTTGAAATGCTTAAAGATCAAAACTATGTTTGCGCTATTTGTGGTCAAGAAGAAACAAGACTTAGTAGAAGTAAAGAACCTACTATGCTTTCAGTAGACCACTGCCATAAAACAGGAGAAATAAGAGGATTGCTTTGTGCTAAGTGTAATTATGGGCTTGGAAGTTTTATGGATAATATAAATAATCTTTTATCTGCTGCTAAATATTTGGAAAAGAATTATGAGTAAAGACTACGCTGCCCCCTATGAATGGAATTGTATCTGTGAAATTTGTAGGAAAAAAGTAAAATCTTCAGAGATTCGTAGACTTTGGAATGGGCTTTTAGTTTGCTCAGAAGATTGGGAAGAGAGACACCCACTAGATTATCCACGCCCTCCAGCTAAGGATGATTTACCTCTTCCTTTTACTCGACCAGAACCAGCAGATGTATTCATCACTGGAGTTTGCACAGTATCTGGTAGGTCAGCAGTTGTAGGATATGCAGTAGCAGGATGTTCAATTGTAGGATATGATATTAACAAAGAAGAAATAGAAATGCCCCTTGGTACATTTCACACAACGACACTATGACTACGACAACTTTTACAGCAAAAGAAACAGTAATAGAAGCAGCATGGGCTAATGATGTAGATGCATTAGTATATGATATATTTAATGCTATGTCATCTGTTGGTGCAGACGGGACAATACTAGTATCTGATGGAACTAATTTTGTTAAAGAGGCAGGCGCAACTGCACGTACAAGCCTTGGATTAGGTACTGGGGATAGTCCACAATTTACAGGAATAGAAGTTGGGCATGCTACTGATACCACAATTACTAGAGCCTCTGCTGGAACTCTAGCTGTAGAAGGTAATGAACTTTATAGAGCAGGTGGTACTGATGTTCCTTTAACAGATGGTGGAACAGGAGCTTCAAGTAAAGGGGCAGCACAAACAGCATTAGGTATTATACCTGATGATGGCGCGTGGGCAGCTTATACCCCAACAATTTCCTCAGGATCAGGTACAATAACAACTGCTTCAGGGACAGGTAGGTGGCTTAAACAGGGTAAAATTATCCATTTTGCTGTAGTATTGACGATTACGACTAATGGTACCGGTGCTGGTTATATTGGTTTTACGTTACCTTCCGCATGTGCTGCTTCGGTAGAACACACATTTGTTGGGCAAGATCGGGGAATTACTGATGATAGTACTGTGTCTATATTACAAGCATCCTCATCAACTACTATAGCTAGAACATATTTTCATACTGGTGCTTATCCCGGTGCTAACGGAGCAGTCATTGTAGTTTCTGGTTCATACGAGGTAGCATAGGGTGAGCACATCAGGCAGTATAGATTTCTCCGTATCTCGTGATGACATTATAGAAGAAGCATTAATGACTATTGGTGTACTACCTGAAGGTGGTGCTCCTACAGCCGATCAACTTACAGACCATTCACGTACTCTTAATATCATGGTTAAAGCTATGGTTGGACGAGGTATTAATTTATGGGCAGTAGATAAAGTAACTCTATTTTTAGAAGAGGATAAAGTTGCATATACTACTGGTACGGATCATATTGCTCTAACTAGTGGTGTAACACGCACTGCTTTAGCAGCGGCTGCTGCCTCTAGTGCGACGACTATTAGTGTAGATTCTGCTACTGGTATATCAACGGGGTATGCTATTGGAGTTGAACTAGATGATGGAACAGTACAATGGACTACAGTTAACGGTGCTCCTTCTGGTACTACTGTTACTTTAACAACTGCATTAACTGGTGCAGCAGCCGTTGATAATATAGTATATGTGTATATAGCTAAAGTAAATGCATTACGTATTAAATCTATCTTAGATGTAACACGTAAAACAAAAGATCTCCAAGAAATTCCTATTGAGATTATAGCTAGAACAGATTATCATAATCTACCCATTAAAACAACTACAGGAAAAGTTAATCAAATTCAGTTTCAACCTAATTTAGCATCTAGTATTATCTCTGTTTATAATGAACCAGACGATGAAACTGAAACACTAGAAATGCTTTGTAAACGTACACTAGAAGATTTTGATGCAGCCGGAGATACTCCTGATTTTCCACAAGAATGGTATGAAGCATTATATTTAGGATTAGCTTATAGATTATCTAGAAAGTATAGACTATCTTTAGGGGAACGTAATACATTACGAGACGAAGCAGGCTTTGCATTAATAGAAGCTGAAGGATGGGATAGAGAACAAGGAACTTCAATCTTTGTCAGACCTAATTACAGGAATTATTAATAATGAGATATGTATCTCCTTTAGGAGAATTCCCTAAATCTGAATCTGCTATTAGTTCAAGGGATGCATGTAAGATTCATAACGGGTATATATTTAATGATGGGTTACGCAAAGGTATAACTAAACGTCCTGGTTATGTCTCCTACAGTGATGATAGTGCTACCAATCCTACACGTTCTGAAATCTTTGCTCCTTTCATTGATTCAAGTGGGAATGTATGGTGGGTTGATAGCGCCTTATCTGTATGGAAGAATGCGGTAGAAGGGTCCACAGCTACTAATTTATATACCAAAGATGGGGTAACATGGGCGGAGGATGAGACGTATGTTTATCTTCATGGCGGGGCTCCTTCTGGAGGAACTACTAATTCGGATTATAGAATTACGAAATCAACTGCTGGTTTAACAGAAATCACCGATTCAGATATGCCTATTAAAGTAGCATCAACGGAAGTGGTACCTGGAGTAGTTCAATTAGATGGGTATATTTGTATAGCTGCCAATGTTGGTGTAGATAGTAGAATTTATAATTCTGATTTAGGTTCCATGACTGCTTGGACATCTACTAACTTCATAGCTGCACAATTAGAATCTGATAAACTGGTTTATCTAGCTAAACATAAAAATCATATAGTAGCTTTTGGTCAAGGTAGTATAGAGTTTTTCTATAATGCCGGTAACCCAACCGGAAGTCCTTTTAGTAGACGCTCTGATATTTTTTATAAAGTAGGACTGGTATCTCAGACTCTCGCAGAAACAGAAAAAAGCTCTAAATCTATGGTTGCATCATACGGGGATACTTTATTTTTTGTTGGTAAACCTCAAGGGGGTGCAGTTGGAATATATGCTTTAGATAGTTTTAAACTCGAACGTATATCTACACCAGCAATAGATTATTTATTACTGGATAACGGGGATACTGTTATACGTGGAATTGTTACATATAAGAATAAAGCTTTTTTAATAGTTCAAGATAATTGGAGTAATAGTTATTCATTAGTATATGATATCTCTGATAATATCTGGTATCATTGGACAGTAACTTATCAGCGAGGTGCAGTTAGTGGTATTGGTTCTAGTAAAGTAGTAGTAGGTACTAGCCCAATAGTTTCTAGCATATCAGGAATAGGTGATGATACTAGCACTAATCCAGCATTTACTATTATTACTCCTAAAATAGACAATGTATCTGCAAAACAAGATACTAGCCATATAAGAAAGTTCTGTTCACAATTAGCAGTTAGTTCTGACAATCCAGGAAGTACAACGAATATTAGTATATCATATACTGATGATGACTACCAAACTTATTCTACTGCTAGAACATTAGACATTAATAAATATGATAGCAAATTAACAGGATTAGGTTCTTTTTATGAAAGAGCTTTTAAACTTAGCTATACTGGTGCTAATAACCTTAAACTGTATTCTTTAATACTTGACTTAGATCTAGGGATGAAGTAATGACAAATGAGTTTATTAATCTTCCTCCTCCCCCTGTAGTAGAAGATATACCAACCATTCTTCAGTGGTTAAATAAAGTATATATTCGTTTAGGCGGTGGACGGAATAATATTATCTATGTCCCTGCATTTGACTCAGTAGACTTACCTGCCGCAGACCTAGAAAATGGACTTGTATTTTTAACTGATGAAGGGGCTTTAGGAATAGGAGTTGGTGGTGCAACTGTAAGTCCGGCATCTAGTGTGGCCCCTAGAGGACACATAGGGGGACTTACGTTATCCAATAATGCAACTGATGCAACAAATGATATTGATATAGCTACCGGGGAAGCTACATCTTCTGATACTGGTGTTACTATGATTTTAGTTAATGGTATAACTAAACGATTAGATGCTGCTTGGGCAGTCGGGACAAATCAAGGGGGATTAGATACTGGATCAATAGCTAATACTACATATCATGTATTTTTGATAAAGCGAACTGATACTGGAGTAGTAGATGTTCTATTCTCTACTTCAGCAACTGCTCCTACTATGCCCTCGTCCTATAGTTTAAAACGTAGAATCGGGTCTATAATAAGAGCTAGTGCAACTATAGTTCCATTCTCTCAGTTTGGAGACGAATTTTTATTAAAAACTCCTATGAATGAGTTCGCTGAATCGAACCCAGGAACAAGTGCTGTTACTAAGACGTTGACAAATATTCCAGCTGGTATTCAAGTTAATGCCTTAATAACAGCCAGTTTAACAAGTGATGCTGATGATGGTGCTGTTTACTGCTTATTAACTTCTTTAGATCAAACAGATACTGCACCTAGTGGTACTGTTTATAATGTTTTTATAAACATTGCTCTCACATCACTAATATATTTTGATAGTATATATTTAAGTATTAGAACTAACACTAGTCGTCAAATACGGTATAGATTAAGTGCTTCATTCGCAGGTACAAGTGTAGCTGTGGTTCTTCATGGGTGGGTAGATTATCGTGGTAAACAGTTATGAATATAGAACCTACGCAAGATGTATTTCTAATAAAAAGTGTGATGTTAGAACTGTGGGATGAAATAGCATCAGATAAAGAAGCCTCATATAAAGATAAATTAGACGAGATCATTCCATATTCATTTGACAAGCATATTTTTTTTAAAATAGAAAAGGATAATAATTTAGTAGGTTTTAATATGTATGAATATTTAGAAGATGGTGCGTATACCCCGCATATCACTATCTTGCATAAGTATAGAGGTAGAGTTGCAATAAGAGCAACTCAACAAACTAATATTCTTATACAAGAAATTGGTAAATGTTATAAATTACAAACAACCATTCCTACGTGTCACACAGATGCTCAGAAGTTTGCTACTTTTTTCAAATTTAAATACATTAAAACGATCAACAACATGTGGTTAAAAAATGGTATATATTATGATGGTATTCTATCAGAATTGGAGTTATCTACTATGAACAAAGGTATACTATAATGCCAGCCGTCGTCGCAGTCGTAGCAGCTGGAGCTATTATGGCTAATCAGGCTGGTAAAACAGCCAAGAAAGCCGGAGATGCTGCTGCTGGTAAAGCAGAGACTGGTTACGGTAGAGCTGAGGCAGCACTTAGTCCTTATAATCAATTTGGACAACAGTATGGATTAGGTGGTATGGCTTCTTTAATGGGAGGAGGTACATCTTTACCACAAATGGCTCAACAACCTTCTTCTAGTACTGGTATTGATGATGAAATGCGGAAGCAGTTCCAATTAAATAAAGCTCTGCAACAGTGGAAAGCAGAGGGACAATGGGATCCGAGTCTAGGAACAGAACCCGTCGTGGGAGTTAATGTAGCAGAATCTACACTCAGGGATAAATATCCTGAAATGTTTACTTCCTCAAGTGGGCAAGGCCAACCACAGCAAGTTCTTGAATTTGACGAATGGTGGCGGCAAAACTATGATCCATACATTGAAGATCCTGCTGAAGTGTATAATAATTATAGAACCAACCTCATGGCACAAAATGAAAAACTTGGTGCCTCACAGGGTAATGAAGTAGCTGGAAACACTAATACCGTGCAAGGCCAAGATGCAGGTAATACTATGTCTGCGTTGCAAGCTTTAGAACAAACTCCTGGATATCAATTTACTAGAGACCAAGGCCTAGAAGCTGTTAATCGCTCTGCTGCTGCCTCTGGTTATAGAGGTAGTGGTAATGTATTACAAGAACTTACTAAATATGCTTCTGGGCTAGCACAACAAACTTATGCAGATGAGTTTACTCGCAGATATAATATCGCTTCATTAGGTGTAAATGCTGCATCTAATCTGGCAGGAGCAGCTACACAAACATCTGGCCAAGCGGCTCATGGTCTGTTAGAAGGAGGACTAGGTAAAGCTTCAGCTCAAGGACAAATGGGTAGTGACTTAATGAGCTTGGGGGGGCAGATGTTCGCTAAGTCTGATATCAGAATTAAAGAAAATCTTAAATATATTAGAGAACATATTCCTGGTATTAATGTGTATGAATTTAATTATATAAATAGTGCTAAGAAATTTATAGGGGTTATAGCTCAGGAAGTAGAAAAAGTTATGCCTGAAGCAGTTAAAGAAATTAATGGTATTAAACACGTTAATTATGGAATGCTATAATGCCTTATCAAGCTCCTAATCTATACGATAGTTTCATGAAGGGTGTCCAAGGAGCTTTAACCTTGGAGCAGTTAGCTGAGGTTCGACAACAACGCAAAGAGAAAGAAGATATAAGAACAGCTAGAGATACTTCTTTTGTAACTACACAAACACCAAGATCTACTAATCCAGATTTACCTGATCTAGGAGTAGACACAACTACTAAGTTTGATCCAGAGCTATATGCTACAAAGTTAGATGCAATCTCTCCAGAGAAAGCTAACGCTTTTCGTCAAACTCAACTAAGTTTAGAAACTGCTAAAAATCAATTAGATTCAGCCAATTTAGATTTAGAATTAAAAGTCAAAGCACAACCACTTAAAAAGGATCTTTTAAATACTGAGGTTGTTACAAGAGCTTGGGATTATCTTAAAGCAACCAAAGATATTAAAGGTACTATCGGCTTATTTAATAAATACGCTGATAAGGAAAATCAAGTTCAAAATTTAGAAATGCTACCTAACGGGAATGTTAAAGTGACCCAAAAGGATGGTGATGTACAAGAACTAAATGACGAACAAATGATGATGTTAGGTCGTAATAAAGAAGTTCAATTACAACAATGGACTGAACTTACTAAATCTAGAGAAAGTATTAAAGCTGCAACAGAACGTAAAGGGGGTATTAAACCTAAGACTCCTAAAAAAGCTGGACCTACGGATATTCAACAAGCTGGAGCATACTTAGCTTCAATCACTGAATTTGAAGGCATGAAACCAGATCAACTTAATAGTCTTAAAGTATCTATTGCAAATGGTATATTAGATGAACAACAGAAAGCAGTTAACCAAGGAGAAGAACCCCCTTCATATGAAGAGGCTAGAGATACTATTATCGGTAACCTAATGTCGCGTACTTTACCCCCAGTAAAGACTTCGTGGTGGGATAAGCAACTTGATAAACCTGCTCGTTATTTTAATAGTGAAAAAGAAGTAGCGGCAGCGTTTGAAGAGGGTGAAATAACTCCTGTCGAAAGAGCAACTATACTTAATAATGGGTTTGGTAAAGATGTACCAATGTTAGATCGTGCTAAAAGCCCGGGGGGACAACCTCTTGTTCATAAGAAAACAGGAAAACCTTTATATTTAAGTCCAGAAGGTAAATATTATTATGCAGATGGGACCGAAGTTAAAGAATAATGACACTACCCACTTTCGCTGTTACTGATCCTGAGATTCCTCCTACTAATAAGATTCCTGCTTTTGCAGAAGAATCTATACCTGCATTTGCATCTGTAGGTGGTATTAAAACTTCAGGTATTCCAGACTTTGCTGAAGAAGGTAAAGAAGTTCCTTTCTTTGAGCAAGTTAAATATGAATGGGATAATGACCCACAAAACTTTTATAATAATGCCCAAGATTGGATCAGCCAGAATGCTCCCGGAGTATATCTTAAATACAGTGATAAAATTAGTGAAGCAATTCAAGATATAAGTTCCACTGCATCTTTTGGTTTAACTGAGACAGCAAAGGAACAAGCACCTTTTGTAACCTCTAGACTTTCGTTAGGTCTTATATCTGAAACTCTTGCAGATAAGTACGGAGAAGATTTCTATGACCTAACTCCTGACCAACGGAAACAACGTATTGGTGAATATAAATTACAACAATTACAACAACTTCACCCTGATACAAATCCAGAAGATATTACTACGGGAGCAAGCCTTGTCGGGCAACTAGCTGCTACAGTTAAAGACCCATTAACCTTTCTCCCTTTTGGACAAGTCGGTAAAGCTAAAACTTTAGTAGATATGTTTAAAAAGGTAGGACCAACAGCAGCAGGAGTAACAGCAGCTTCTGAAGCTATGAGGCAAGCAGCTAGAGAAAATGAATTTGATTTAATTCAAGTAGGGGAAGCTGGCGCTATTGGTTTCGTCCTTACGCCTCTAATTGCTTTTGGTGGAACTAAAGCGGCGGGATTAATTACTCGAAAATTAGGACAAGCAGCAGAGCGTAAATTAGCAGAACAATCTTCTGAACTTGTAGAAAAAGTACAACAACAAGTTATCGAAGAAGTTGCTAAGGGTAAACCAAGATTTCAAGCATTACAAGATACCCTTACTAGTTTAGATATTAAAATGCAGGATTTCAATACTGCTATGACTAGAACGGGCACTCCAACTAATGGTTTGTTTATTCCTGGGACACAAAAAGCAGCAGTAGAAATACTAGAAGACGCTACGCCTGTTGGAATGAGACCTTGGAAATCTGGGTCATTGGCCGATGACGCGATTGAACCTATTCTTAGTCGCATTAAAAAAATAGATGAAAAGATTTGGTTAGATACTGTACGGTTAGAAAAAAATGTACATAAGCGTCCATATGATTTATCTATTGGCGCAAATAAACTATTTAAAGCAGTCAAAGGTTTATCTAAAGACAACCAAAAATTATTTCAAGATTCTTGGTTATCTAGGGATGTAAATACTATAAAAAGAATATTTCATAATAACCCTGAAGCACTAGAGAATTTTAAGGGAGTACGTAAAACCCTAGATAGTTTACATGCAGAATATAAACAGCATGTAAATAAAGATATACCTTATCTTACAGATTATTTACCTCGTATGGTTAAGAGTATAAAAAAATTACGAAAAGCATTAGATTATACTAAAAAGTCTGGATTAGATACAGCCCTGCTAGATGCTGCTGGTAAAAAGGGAAGTGCTCTAACAGACCTAGAAAAACTAGATATTACTGGTAAATGGTTACGAGGATATCCTAGAGAACCAGCACGTTCTGGGTTTACTAAAGGTAGAAAATTTGGTGATATTGTTCCTGAAGAAGCTAGACCACACTATGCAGGATTTGAAGAATCCTTTCATGCCTATGTACGCAGAGCAGTATATGATATTGAGAAAGCGAAGTTCTTTGGTAAATCTTTAAAATATAATAAAGAACTACAATCAATAGATCTTGAAGGTACTGTTAGTAAATTCGTATTAACTAATCGTACATTAGTTAAGGATGCAGCTAAACTAGACGAACTACGAAGATTATTAACAGCTAGATTTGGTATAGGAGAAATGGCCCCTAATAAGATTGTATCTATGTTTCGTAATATAGGGTATGCAGCGTTTCTTGGGCACATAACATCGGCTGTTACCCAATTACAGGACATATTTTTTACGGCTGTAAGAGAAGGTGTTATTCCTACCTTCCAATCTCTTACACGTAAAGATATTACAACAGCAGCTAAACAAGGGCTTAAACAAGCTAGTGAAGAACTAGCTGAGTCATCCGCTTTTAGTGCTCGTGCGTTAGAGAAGATTTTAAAATTAGTACAATTTGAAAGAGTAGACCAGTTAGGTAAAACTACTAACCTAAATGCTACCTTAATAAAATACACAAATCTAGTTAAGACTGATAAAGGCTTAGCAAAATTTTCTAAACAATACTCTAATGCTTATGGGGATGATTTTGCTAAATTGGTCGATGATTTAAAAAATAATCGAATAACTGATGATGTGGATGCTTTAGTATGGGCGGAACTGTTAGAGATTCAACCAGTTAGTAAATCATCAATGCCTTTAAAGTATTTAGAGAATCCTAATGGTAGACTAGTCTATATGCTTAGTTCGTTTACTCTAACACAATTCGACTATGTACGTAGGAATATCTTCAACCAATTTGCAGCAGGTAATATTGTAGAAGGGACATCCCAATTTGCTAAGTTTGGGGCTTTATTAACTATAGGAGGTGTAGGTCGTGCATACCTGGTTAATTGGATATTAGGACGCGATGCGTCAAATCTTGATTTACCAGCTGAAGTAGTGGTAGCTTTCTGGAAAAACTTTGCTGGGTCAGAATTAGTAGTTCGTAAAATATTAGAAGCTGATAAACTTTCTAAGGCTGGTGACGCTGTACTAGATGCTATCGCACTTCCTTTACCTGTATTAGATCTTGTTTTAACAGTTAGTAAGGATATATTTAAGTATCTGGACAATGAAGAAGATTACGGGCTTACTCCAGATAAACAGAAAACATACCGTTCTCAAAAATATATACCCGTTGCTGGTAAATTCTTGTATGAATTTTTTGGTGGCGGACGAGAGAAAAGACAAGCGCAGTTAGACAAGAAACAGAAGAAATCTTATGGACTTTAAACAAGTTATGCAAGATATAGTCCAGCACCAAACTAGTAAAACTGTTGATGTTAGTGTATGGGCTATAGTAACAGTAGGATGGTTAGGATGGATTCAACCTTGGTTAACGGCTATAGCTACTATATTAGCTATAGCTTGGAGTGCTACTCAACTATATGCTTGGTGGAAATATAAAAAGTGAAGCATTACCTAATAACCAGAACATATGAAGATAATGGTACATATGGTAGAATGGGCAGAGAGGGTGGCACACATGTGGCTTATACGTGTGAGCGCTCTAAGAATGACCCAGACTATCCTTGTATACCTGAAGGTACTTACACCTTAAGTAGGTACAATAGTCCTAAACATGGTCCTAATACATGGCAATTCGATGAGGTGCCAGGGCGTACTTACATCCAAATACATATAGCTAATTGGCCATCTGAGCTATTAGGGTGCATAGCACTTGGTTCTAGTTTTGGACTAAGTGCTACAGGAGAAAAGGGCGTTTACTCCAGTAAAGTAGCTTATCTTATGTTTATGAATGAAACAAAGAATGAAGACAATATTATGGTAACAATCAAAGCATGAGCCTCTTATCTTTTATTCCGTTAATTGGAAAAGTATTAGATCGAGTCATTCCTGATCCATCAGCAAAAGCCGCGGCTCAACTTAAACTAATTGAACTACAACAACATGGAGAACTAGCGGAACTAGATGCTGATGTTAAATTAGCTCTAGGGCAAATGACGATTAATCAAGAAGAAGCTAAAAGCACAAATTGGTTTATAGCTGGCTGGCGTCCTTTCGTAGGTTGGGTCTGTGGTAGTGGTTTAACATATCAGTTTATTCTACAACCATTACTTGCCTGGGCTTCATTAAACTTTGGTTGGATTGCTCCCCCAGTATTAGATGTAAGTGTTCTTATAACAATGCTTGGTGGATTGCTAGGTCTTAGTGGCTTACGAACTTATGAAAAGAAAACAAATGTAGCTCGCGATGCCTAAAAATGTTCAGGTAATTGAATCTCTACTTCTTCTATTATTCTAATTCCTTTAATCATGCCTACAGGGATTTTAGCTTTCTCGCTATACCTATTTGTATCTGGGTCAAATGTAGAAGCATGCACTACCCAATGTTCGTCCTGTCTAACCAAAATTCCATAAGTTTTAAGTAGTGTTAGTGGTGCATTAGGATCATCCTCAGACCATCCCGCTTCAGATGCTTCCGCATCAATCCAAGAAATCTCAACTAACTTAAAGTTTCTTGAGTTCATCTATAAGTTCTTCTACATTAAAAAATATATTATTAGCAAACTGGTACATAATATCTACTCTTGAAGGTTCTTTATCAAAAAGAATATAAGTTTTTTTACCTCTTCCAGCAGCATACCCTAGCTCAAGATGAGCACTTTTCCCTGCTTTCATAACCATAATTGCTGTATCACATCTATCCAGATGGAGTTTATCAAATTCAAAGATATGCTTTGCTGCATAAGTTTGTAGAGCCGCCTTATAATTTAAATTTCGTTTTTTAGCATAGTCTAAAAGATATGAATCTGCTAAAGGTCCGGCAGACCACCAGTCATCAAAAACATCAAAACCTTCACTTCTTAATTTAGTTGCTATATGAGGTATCTCAGGATTAGCCAGCGCACCTATTAAGTATATAGATAGTTTATCGACCTGTGTCATTAATATACCTCTGGATAAGGATTTGTTCAAGACTGTCTGCAAGCATTTTTAATTCTTGTAGAGACAAATTACTTTTGGCAGTATTAGCTCTATGACTAATTACCCAAATATTATTTGGTGTGTAACCCTTCAGCGAATTTATACGGTCGAGGGAAGGGCTATTCGGAGTAACGATTTTTGTATTATTTATAATAATAGGAATATTCAATAATGGGCATTTATTAGGGATGTTAATGTCTTTTACTTCAATTGAAAACTCAAGATTTTTTGCTCTCGCTCTGGTCCTAGCATTATTGTAAAGTTTATATTCAGGAGTAATTCGTAACCAAGGCTTTCTCTGCCTTTGGTACGTACGCTTCTTTGTTTTTGATTCTGTTTTATTAGCGTACGTAAGTTTAGATGCGCGTGTTTTTTCTTTATTATTATGAGCCCAGTCACGAGCCGCGCAGTTTTTAGAACAATATATTCTTCTTGCCCCCCCACCTTGGGGTCTAATTTTAGTTTTAGGTACTGGTGAACCACATACACAGTATTCGGGCTTACTCATGTAATGTACCTAGGAAATACCCCAAAAAGAACCAACCCATCCATATAACCCAGTTGCATACCAACTGTATACTTTCTATCCAGCCATTTTCATCACTATGCATCGCGGCTCACCTTTGCGTTAGGGGCGCTGATACGGTGCCCACATTTTTCGCACTTCAAGCACTCAACCTGTGGTTTTGTTAGCTCCAATACCCCTGCATCGGCTGAAAAAAGCGTCACCGAATGAACTGTCCCGTCTTTGTAGTAGGTTATTGTCTGTATGCGCGGGCAAAGCCCGATAGACTCGTGAGCCATCCCGCAATATTGGCAGATGTACATCATTTCAGCTTCTCCTCAATCTGCATTACAATACTCCTTAAACACTGCTATTGTTACTGGAACAATTGGAGTTATAAGTTCTAGTAAAGCATTACTATACTGCTGAATTTCCCATTGTGCATGAGAATGACTACGTAATTTAATAAAATGTAACAGGTTATGTAAGTCTACTGTACCAAAGAAATGTGTATACATATTAAGAGGTAAAATACTACGAGCTAATTCTCTAGGACATCCTAATCGTAGTAATGATCCATATTGGAGATAAGCTGCTCTAGACTCCTGAATTAATTTATAACGTATATCTGCTACAGTTAGAATATCTAAACCTTCATTCACATTACGAGCCTGTTTATTATCTTTAGATTGTACACCTATATTCTCGGGTTCTGGTATATAATAGTCGTCTAGTACTTCAGTATACCTAGCACTTATTTCATTATAAGACCAAGTGCGGTGACGATGCCATTGACGAGCAATAAATATAGGACACTTAATATCAAAGGTAAATACTACAGATTCAAAAGGGGAAGTATGTTTATTATTAAGTAGATAGCGGATTAACTTTTCATCTTTACCAGCATCTTCACCCGTTCTCCACTCAGTATTATATGATACCCGAGCATTACGAACAATAGAAAGATCATTACCCATAGATTCAAAGAGTCTAACATACCCATGATCTAGTACCTTAATTTCAGTTGCCATATAGTGTATTGTGTGTATTATTTACCCTAACAAATGTTGCACACTTTGGAAAATCTTTTATGCACTTTGCACCAATATACGTTCCCGCACTCCTCAAACCTCCTAGGATCTCTTCTACGACATTCTTTAGTGGACCCTTTGGGGTAACCCTAACTACCTTCCCCTCAGCAGCTCTGTAAGCCCCTGGATGGTCGTAGTGTAGCTTCCTGGCAGCCTCTGAAGCCATGCCATATAATTCAGTTCCTGTTTCATCAGTTCCAGCAAATATACCTCCAGCCATTACGAAGTCTGCTCCTGCCCCAAAAGCTTTGGCAAAGTCTCCAGGAGTTTTGATACCTCCATCGCTGCATACATGTCCCCCTGCTCCGTGAGCAGCATCAACACATTCGAGAATAGCAGAGAACTGGGGGTAACCAACCCCAGTAACTTTTCTTGTGGTACAAACTGAACCTGGACCAATCCCAATTTTGACAATATCTGCTCCTTTTTCTATTAAGTGGTATACCATATCTGGGGTAACTACATTACCCGCCATTATCACTTTATCTGGATAACAATCTCTTACCTGTGATACATAATCAGCAAACTTAGCAGTGTACCCATTAGCAACATCAATACATATATCAGTATAGGGGTGGAGACTAGTAGGGAGTTTTTCGCCTATACCTACAGATTGAAAATGTGGATGATAGTTCGGGCCTATATCAATAAACTTTGAAAACGCAACAAGCATGGAATAGTTATCGAATACACTAGCAACTTTATGAGTTCCTATATTATCCATATTAGCTGCAATAATCGGAACACAATCTATATTATATGAAGCGTATTTAAATTTAAAATGTCTCTTTAGTACTACTTCTGATCTACTAGATATGTCTGAACGCTTAGGTACAAGCAAGACATCATCAAAATCTAACTTAGTATTCTCAAGTATGGTTGTCATATTCTATTAGATTAATACCCATTTCAAAACAATATAATCTAGTATTAAATAACGACTGTGCCCATCTATCTTCTTTCTCTTGAGGGCATATGTAACTTACTACAGTTGTTATACCAGCTTGTGCCATATGAACAACGCACCTTTCACAAGGTAAAAAAGGCCACGTATACAAAGTATAACCAGTAACCTTTTCATTTGTGTGTAAAAGAGCATTCATTTCTCCGTGTATAATACGACCATATTTTTCGTCTCTGTTGTTATATAGATATTCTGCATCTAACATTTTTTTAGGGAATCCATTAAACCCTACAGAACATATAGTCTTATCAGGTCTAACTATGACTGCTCCTACCTGTGTGCTCGGATCACGAGACCATGTAGCTACTAGTTTAGCTAGTTCTAGAAATCTTAAATCCCACTTACTTGGTGTTGGTAAGTAATACTTTTGGTTCATTTGGTTGACGTGGTTGTGGTGGCCGTACCATTACAAATGTATACCAGTTATGAGGTACTATTTCTGTAGTTAATGCTTGAGGAAAGCGAGCACCCATACCTTTAAAATTCATAGCATGTCCTAATTGATTAAGGTCTACATACACACTTTTTTCTAAAGGTTCTACAACTTTAACAAAGATATAAGCACTACCATCAGGTTTAATCAGTTGTGTACCTTCTGGGAATTCTTCAGTTTTGTAAGGCATTAATTATGTTCTCCGTACCTCTTGCGTAAATATTCTAAACTTACAGCCATAGGATAAAAGAATCCATCTTGTACTTCATGTAACATCCATATCTGCCTATGTACTGGATTACCCTGCACTCCTAAATACTCTTCTTGATGAGCATAGAATGCTCCAGCAAAAATACTAATTAGAGGTGTGCCGTCTGCCCTGACTTGGGACATATCAATTTCAGTAGCAGGGTTATGCCCCATCACACAAGATTGATGTTTCTTAATTGTTAGTGCTCTAGCAGATGTAACAGGTCTACCCATAACACCCGTTGTAAAATAATGGCAATACATAATTCCATCCAGATTAATTGGTTCTTTAAAAGGAATTACTTCATATCCCCATTTTTTATAAGGTAAGTCATCAAGACTAATAGTTCCCTCAAGTTTACGATCTGCTTCTATAGCTCTAGTAATACGATCTTCATGATTACCAAGAGTAATAACAAGTCTAGGATTCCATTGCTTCTTACGATTAGAACGTAGGCGTTTAATTTCTTTAACTATAGGAGTCATAAACAACTCCATAGCATAATGTGCTGCTTCTATATCCGCTTTATAAGTCCTTCCCTCATAGACTTTCTGTCCTATATCATAAGAACTAAGAGAATGCATATCTGCAAAATCCCCAATATTAATAATAGTATCTGGATGTTTAGTTGCAATATATTCTCCAGCCCATTTCCAATGATCTAAGGATACTCCTGGCTTTACCTGGCCATCAGGTATAACTGTATGTTTATTTACCATTCTTTATCCATCGCACCGTCCATAGACGCATGTAACTGCATTATGTAATCAAATGCTTCTTGAAGATTTAATACTAGACCTCCGCATTCAGAACATATCTTTCTACCAGTTAACGCCCCAGTATAATCTTTATTTATTTCCCCACAATCTCTACATCCATGTGGAGATAGATTAGTATATATGAATTCACCATCTTTATTCATAAAATTTCTTCATTAACTTTATATAAGTAGTCCAACTAAGCACTACCATTGATTCTTGCCTATCACGTGCTAAAAACATAACATCTTTATCTTTCATCCACTTCTCTAAGACTACAAACCCTGCCCCATCTTTTCTTTTTTTGCATTCGCAGACAAATTCGGGATGTTCAATGTTTGGTATAACGACATCACCGGTGTACTTACCACCAAACATACCTGATCCAATAACACGTTCAGCAGGAATACCCTCAGCCAATAGTTTATCTCTAACTGATACTTCATAATGGTAGCCTTTGATCTTCGATTTACTTGACATTTATATCTCTAAAGAACGTATTCAATTTAGAAGCAATATCAAACTCATCGCTAAAGGTTAACGGTTTATAGACTTTTAACTCAAATCTACTGTACAGCATATCTCTCATTAAATAATAATTCTCTCGTTCGTCGTGTACGACGGGTGTATTATTTCGGTTCATTTTCTGCCTCTCGAAGTATTAGTTCTAAGCGGGCTAACGCATTCCATGCAACTTGAGCTGCATGCAATAATCCTGTATCTCTGTCAATCGGTCCTTCAATTGATTCATAGGCAATGTGACGTCCAAGAGCGTCGTTATACCTATTAATGCCATCAGGGACATTCTCCCATCCTTTCCAACTGTATTTAAAAGCCCCTCGTTGGCTAACCAAGGCCACTTGTAAACAAGCTCTCGGAAAGTAATCCAACAATCCTCGGAAGATAGGAGCTTTTCCGGCATCAGCTTTTGCGCCAGGGGCTTTGAGTTCCAAACCATTCGGGTCTACCTCTGTCATTTAAATTACTCCAGTACCTTTACACCTACCACATACTAGTAGGGTATGCTTATCTATATAATTACAAGCCCCCCTACAACTAGGACATAATTTCAATCCCACCGGTTCATATCCAGTCGGTTTTCTCACTACCTCATCTAACCTTAATTCTTTTTTAGAATAAGCTTTTCTAGTTTTACTCATTATACAGGAGGGTCCCACTCAATACCCTTTTCTTTAATTATGTAAACTAATCTAGCAGTGTCATGTAATGCTTCGTGTGCTATAACCTCATCATGGAAGTGAGCAGTGTATAATGCTACTGCTGTAGTGTACATATCTAGTCCTGTTGTGCAGTTAAGTATAGCTTTTGCAGCTTTCTTTGGTCCATACCCAGGGATTCCTGGTATATTATCTGTTGGATCGCCCGCTATTAATTGCTCATAAAAAAATCTCAAAGCTGCATCTTCTGTTACCCAAAATGTTTCTTTCTTTACAAAGTTATAATGCCAACCAGGTATTTGATTTAAGTCTTTATCTATAGTACATAGTATGGGTGAGTTAGTTGTATCTGTGTCTCCACAGATTCTTTCATGTAGTTGAAAATCTTTATACTGTTCTTGGGCCATAGCATCATCTGCTTCATAGTACTCTATAACTTGAGCTTTCCATTTGTTAATAAGATATTCTTTTATTTCCTTATAATAAAACGGTTTATGAGAAGGATCACGATTACCTTTATAAGGTTTAATCATCGCTACCTTCTCCCTAAACTGGTCTTTACCTGTTAAATACCCAGAGAATGATACAGCTTTAACCTCATCTAAAATACTTTGTATAGATATTTTAACTGAATGCAAGCAATTAGCTAATGGTTCTGGTGTAACTTGTTTTACTGGATAAAGGTCTTGGCTTTCTCCAATAAACGCATGAACTTCTTTCATAGAATTAGCTGTATAGACTTTGATATCGCTACCTTTCTCTAAGATATTATACGACGTATGTTCGGAAGCGAACCCGCATCTATAACAAAGTACATCATAATCAATAATTGCCCGCATGTCTATACCTTAATTAATAGTAGGAACTACTTCTGGTTTGACTACTGTATGCTTCAATGCTTGTAAAGTTTCCTCTAATACAGACAAAGACATTTGTGCTTCTCTAATAGACTGAGTAGCAAACTCTACTTTTTGTGTTGGCAAATAAACAATATAATAAAATGGATCTTTTAAATCAAGAGGATCAGCATCTTCATCAAAGACTAAAGCGAAATTCTCCGTGTTATTAATAACACGAAATGGGCATCCAGTTGCTTTATTACTATATTTATTACTCAGTATAACTGTCATCAGCTTCCTTTTCAGTAGTGTTTTTATTTGAGTTAGCACCTAGCAACGCTACATCTGTCGCATTAAGTGTTTGCTTAGCAAAAACCTCAGTAAAATAATTAACATGATCTAATAGTTCATCTACGCGATCCCCCACTTTCTTCGCTTTAAGAGTAATTACTTCCTTATCTAAAGCTAACCGGATAAACTCAAGAGCAGCATTACGAGAACCGGCTACAGTTATACGGATATCTCGAATGTTAGATGGTACATATTCTGTAGTAACTACTGCTACTTTGGCTTCTGGTGCCACAACCTTTGGAACAGACGTGTCAATTTTAAGTTCTTCTATATTCATATAGCGTCCATTCTTAACAAATGATAATATTACAGCATCCCCTTCTGCTACTTTGTTACGATCATCCGTATCATTTGAGTTAAGAAAACCTCCATACCATTCACCCTTTAGTTTAATAGAAACCTTTTTCCATTTAGGTTTATCCCCGACCTTTGGTCCATCAACTCTATTAACTGCTTCAACTACACCTTTAATAATATCACTCATGATTGGGTAACTCCGAATGCTTGTTTTAGTTTCGTTTCTACTACAGCAGTAAATACTTTGCTCTCCAAAAAGTTATTTACAGCGTCATAAAAAGGTTGCTCGTCCTTTAACACCATAAATACAGCAGCTATAATTTCTTGCTCTATTTTAGGTTGTAGTTTTACAGCTAACGCATTTAAATCTATTCCTTTAACTGCCTTTTTCATCACTTCTTTTACTATCGTATCTTCTACCGTTGCCATGTTTATCTCCAATTAGGATTGATCTTTTACTTCCCACGTAGTTTTTACTAAACTACATAATTCAACGAACCTATTATGTGTTAATGTAGACTTCATCCTGTTGATATCTTTATGAACCCACACTATATTATCTTTAGTATACCCTAAAGCATTATTTACCCTATCTAATGACGCGGATGTAAATTCACTTTTACCACGAGCATTAAACCCAAGTATTATATTTGTATAATAACATCTACCTTTTTGTTTGCTCCATTGTTTATATACATCCTTAATAGAGATAGCTATCTCTATATTCCTGTGTCGTGCACCGTTTGTAATTCTGTAAAATATACTTTGAGGAATGGTTTTATATCCCTGCCAAACAGGAGAGTTAGTCCCACTAGCTAATTTATTTTTACAAGGTCTACAACAACCAGTTTTATTTTTATATAATGTTTCTTTGCGAACTTCTATTTCTTTTTTACAATTAGGACATATATAAGATACAAAGTATCTAGGTCGTCCAGCCCTGTCGTTTTTAATACCTATATCCCTATAAATTTTTAACGCCATGACTGCCCTATTTTTACTTCTACATCTAAGGGGTAATTCAGTTCATACCCATAAACTTTCTTAAAAAAAGGAACTATATCTTTTGCCATGCACTGTGTTGCTAGTTTATTCATTATCTCTATTTCATCTGGGTATATTTCTCCTACAGCAGAATCATGAATTTCTGCTATTAAAAAAGATTTTAGATTATTAACTTTCATACTATGCCATAGTAATGCTACACCTGTTGGGGCTATATCTGCTGTAGCAAACATCTGGATAGGATTATTCTTAATTTTAGTACTATTAGTTACATAACCAGACTGAGTATATTCTGTATGTGGGTAATAAAGTTTAACTTCTGTAACAGTTGTTAGGTATCCTTTATCTAATACTTCTTGAACCCAACTTTCTTGGGTATCAGTCATTACTTTATATTTTTTTCTGAAAGCCTCAAAGTATTCTACTTGTTTATCTGTGCCTCTTACTTTACCGTACATAGGACCAAACGTATCTGCTTTAGCTTTGTTCCTAATTTCTTCCCCTATAGAATTTGTTTTAGTACTCCCAGTTTCTTCCCACTGTTCGTTAAAAATAATGCTAGCAGTGTAAGAATGAACATCAAATTTATTTATAATGTCATCTAAAACTTGTGGGTCTTGCGATAGCTGCCCACCAGTTCTAAACTCAATACCCGCATAATCTATGCTTATAATACTATTACCTGGAATTCTGGCTTTAATTACCTGTTTTAAAGCTCTATCAATATTTTGTAGATTAGGATTACTAGACGATAATCTGTGAGTATCAACCACATGCTGATTAAAATTTCCATACATAATACAATCTTTGTTTTTAACTATATCTACAAATCTATTGGTATACCCAGTAATCTTTTTACGTAGTTTACTTTCATGTCCTTTTAACTCCAGGAATTCTTTCTGTTTAGGAGTATTAGGTTTAAGTAACAAAAGAGTTTTCTCGTCCGTTTTAGGTCGTCCTGTAAGCCCTACAATAGGTTTCCCGTAAGCAGTTTTAGGGGGAGGAAACTTTAATGTTGTGTATAAGAAATTAGATACCTGTTTAGGGGATGCCATATTAATTCCCCCTGTAATCTCATCTAATTGTGTAACAATATCATTATATCTTAAGTTAAAGTCTTTAGATAATTTTAAAGATAACTCTTTATCTAAATACATTCCGTGCATTTCCATTTCGGCTATGACTGGAGTAGTTAGACATCGAATAAAAAAAGCAGGTAATAATTTTTCTTCTTTTAATTTTTGTCTTTGTTTTAGCATTACCTGCTCTGTAATCATTACATCGTTCATGCAGTATTCTTGAACTGCTCTAGAGGATATAGAGCTAGGACATACTTCTTTTTGTATCAACTGATGAACATAGTTTGATTTAGTAGGGACTTCGTATCTGTGACATATCGAATCTAAGTCTAACGACCACCCTCTATTCCCCGCTATAACATAATCTCCAAGCATAGTGTCGTATACAAGTATCTTAGATATATCTACACCTGCTCTATATAACCATTTTAATTCAAACTTAGCATTTTGACAAACAATAAAGTCAAATTCACTCCAGTCAATCCGTGAATCAAGTAGAGCACCACCCGATTTAAATACAAAGTGGTTCCCTTTCGGAGAAGTAGCAAACCCAAAAACAATTGAATTATTATTATTGCGGGCATCACCGTAGTCATAGTTTGTAGTCTCAAGATCCAAAACTAGATAGTTATCACTAAGATAAATTTCAGGATTAGGGTCAGTTATGAATTTAGGAAGGTGCATCGCGTCCCCCTTTTGGTTGTGTTCTCATCGTGAACCTAACCTCGTGGTTGAAACTCTTGGTAATCGTTTGTTCCGGCGTGCTTTAGCACTTGGTAACGCACCACATCTATTTGCATAATGCGGGGTCTTCTAGCAATCCCCCACTCTATCGCGCACTCTGCAATATCATCGAACGTAATTCCTCCGCCGTGTTCGTCTGATTCCCAACGAATTTTAAATTCCTGCTTAGTCATCATTTATCTCCTGCGCCTAACCCGTCGGCACTCTTTCTAAATTGATACCCTGCTCTCTCAAGAGTTTCTCCTGCATCTAGTAAAGCCGTTATTTCTGCTTTTCTATAATCTCCGTCATCCAGAGACAAGAAACCTATAGCATAATTTAAAGGGACTGGAACCCAGACATCACTTAATTGCCCTGCTTTACATTCTATATACATACTTGTTCCTCGACGATATCTCCAGCGCTATTACTATACCTAATAGTTCGTACACCAGCTTCTATTATAGCAGACATGCATATGGGGCAAGGTTTAGCCATGCCCAAGGAACCGTTTCCACGGACCCTTATAACAAACAAACTATGGGGCTGACTTCTGCATTTAACAAGTGCTGCGATCTCCGCATGAAGAAAAACCTTATCTGGCTGATTGGTGTTCTTAGCATGGTGCGCCTGTAGAGGATGAGTTTTACGGATATTAGTACCGTATGCTATTACCTTGCCCCTCTCATCTAGTGCAGCAGCAGCGAGCTTATACTTAAAGGGACCAAAGCCCACAGCCAATACTCTAAGCGTTTTCAGCAGGATGTTCATCAAAGTATTTATCTCATCAAGCCGGTACATGCCGGTAACACGTTCTCCTGTAGCCGTCCTCCGTAGGAGAACCAATATGCGCTTCACTACGACATAACGGCTCATCACAGATTTCCGTAAAATGCCCAATAGACTTGCAACTTGGGCAACCGTAAATAAGGTCTACAGCATCAAAGGGATTATGCGCTATTAGAAGTTTATCTTCTGCCCCAAGCCACTCGCACAATTGGCAACGAACTTCTCTAGTCGATGTAGTTTTCATGCTAGTATAGTGTTAGTAGTATAATCTATTTTAGCATGGAATGGTTGAATTTTAGGACCATATTTACGCTTAGGAAAACTTAACATCACTTTACCCCCACGCTCTAGGTCATCATTAGTAGACATACCTATCATTAAATCCATCTGTCCTGCTACCCCAGTGTTACTCCATTCAACATCTTCTTGAGACAATATAAGTTTATGCGCTGCACTTTCTCCAGCCTGAGTAACTACAACAGATACAAAATTAAATTCCTTAGCTAAGTTACGCATACCTATAACCCCCTGCTCAAGATTAATAGTCATGCTCTCCGGTTTAATATTCATATTGCGTATCTGGTCTATAATAACTATATCCGGTTTATACTTTTCCACCAAAATACGAACTTCTTGTAAATTTCCTGGATGTAAAGGAGCCAGAAATATATTCTTATAGCCATGTAAAAGAGCTTCCTCATAGTATTTATTTAAATTCTTTTTAATCTCATGCTCGGATACACCTATAAGCCTGGATACTAAACGATATACCATTACTGGTGCTGGATCTTCATTACCTACATACAATACTTGGTAACCATTCCTTGCAGCACCGGCAGCGATATTAATAGCAGCAGTAGACTTACCGATATTAGGACGAGCAAAGATACAGATTTGATATTGTCTAGGTACACCGCCCCCAAGCAACTGATTAAGCTTAGTAGGATAAATAGGAATAAGATTTGTTCCAATAAAATGTTGTTCGAGCACATCCAGTGGAGTAGCATTATATATATTATCCTCTTGGTCTGTTACATCAATAGCTAAGAATTCTTCCATTAATTTTACTGCGTGAGTATCTTTATTAGAAGTTAGGGCATGAACAATCTCTAATCCTTTTCTTTCTTTTATATGCTCATTAAACAATTCTAATAGATTAGGAACTGAAGTAGGTTCAGGTAATGATTGAATATACTCATTAAGCATACCATAGTTTTTACCTACTTTAGTTTTTAATTTCTCTCCAATTACTTCTACATCTGCTTTTACTGCATCCTTATCTGCTGCATAATATTTTGTAATAGCAATATATAATAGTTGTCCTAAATCAGAAAAGGTTTTAGTTTCTATAAAGGAAGCTAGTTTATTAAATGCTTCCCTCGAAGAAGCAATGGTAGCAATAACTTTGTTTTCATTCACTTAACACCCTTCTACATTAACTATACGGTTTATAATAACATTTAATTCGAACAATCTATTTTTAATAGTGCTTACAGGTACTTGTAGTTTCTCAGCTATTTCGTTATACTCTAATTGATCTACATACCTCATAGTATAAAGCTGTTGTAAATGCTCCGGTAAATCATCTATAAGTTCTTCAATTTCTTCAAGTGTTTGTACACTTTGATAGATATTTGACGGGTCATCATAATCAGTAAAAGCTTCCATGAGTTTCCCCTTTATATATAAATACTCTGGATCTAAAATAGGTTCATCTTCTAAAATAAATTCATCTATCGGAACATCATGAGTAGGAGGTCTACGTTTAGCAGTACGAATACTACTATAATAATCATTACGTGCAATAGCACACAACCAAGTATTAACCGACGATTTGTTATCAAAAGAATTATAATTTTCTAGGGCTTTAATAAAAGCACTATGCACAATATCGTGTGCATCAAATGTATCTCCTTTAACTAAACCTTTCACATAAGTAGTTAAAGGTTTATAGTTTCTTTCTACTATAATTGTATATAATACTTTTATGATTGAAGGGTCTGTAGTATACTGCATTCCCTTAATTAGTTCTTCATCTGATTTTTCGTTCATACTTCTACCCTCGGTAATCCTATACCAGGCAATTTAACGTGAAGAATCTGCTCTAATGATATAGGATATTCCCCTACTGCATCAATCCCAATATCTATGGTGTTATGTTTCTCTGCCCCTTTCCCATGGGTATGCCCGTGTATGTTTAACAGGCAACTAGCCCTATGAAACCAAGTTTCTCCTTTACGCATAAGCCCTTGAAATCTACTATCATAAGCAGTTCCAACTGATTCAAACGCAGGTACATGACTAAGAAGAATATTCCCCCAATAAGTAATTGGGGGATCAGTTACTTCATTAGCACCTAATTCCAATTTAAGGTAATTTAATTCACCAAATAAACTAACTGTATCCACATATTTAAGGTACCATTTGGCTCTGTTTTGATCGTGATTTCCACAAACCAGATGCTTAGTTCCTGGTAATTCTTTGATACGACTAAACCAATATGATACCTTGGTCATAGCTATATCCCCTAGCATATATACATGATCTGTAGGTTTTACTATATGCGACCATGCTTTTAGTATACGTTCTTCATGCCCTTGTTTACGGAAGGTTGTACCATCAGTGCGTGGTTGAGTCATAAGGTTGTGACCCAAATGTAAATCCGAAATAAAGTATATTTTATGAGGATTCATGTTTATTTTTTACCTCCGAAGCAAACCAGGATCAGAAGCCTCTTGTGCGGGCAATTCTTCACGGAACGGTGTTATAACAATTACACCATCTGCGTTGCTGGACAACTTGTAACCTATAGATATCCACTTGTACTCGTCTGCGAGGCATTCCTTATGAAACGGCTCTACCTTTTCCTCGTGCTGGCGCACGTCGTGCAGCACTTTAGTTCTGGCCGCATCGAACAGTTTCTTCAATTTCTTATCTTTCAATTCGGCGTCACCGTCCAGAAACGCATAAAACCCTACGTTATCATCGTGTGGTTTGTTATCGTCGTACTTCAAATATACCTCGACCTTCACTTTCATTTAGCTTCCTCCTGTCTCACGTACTCGCTGCTTTGAGTCTCTATGTAGCTCAATTCAGACTTACCGTCAGAGGACTTAATGATAACGCCAGTAACACCGGCACACTCGTAGTAGCCATAGCACTTAGCATCTGTCGGGAACTTTTGTAGTTCCACGATCAACTTCTTAACAGTTATCATGGGTCATATCCTTTTCTTATATGTAAATCACATGCAGTATATACCCACCCATGACCTTGTAACGTACCAGGAGCCCCACACGTTTCACAAGTAAACGCCGACTGTACCTCTGCCGTGTCTATTAAACTATATATTTTATCGGGGGCAGGTCCAGTGTAAATCCGCAATGTTCCATACTTTTCTTTAATCTGGGTGATCTGTACACCCTCTACTGCACAAGCATCCAGCACAGGCTGAATTAATTTATCCCACCCAGGACCACACTCTACTATACCTGATTCTACTAATGTTTTCATAGATCTCTCTATTGTTAGACGCCAAAAACGGTAAAAAGTTTACTGTTTTTGTTAAATTAATTAAAAACCATGAACAGATGCATTATCATCAGCACATTCCTTAGCTTTACCAGAATCAAACCAACAAGTACAACAGTAACTTACATGGGCGTACATATAGTACCCTTGCTGACAAGGGCAAGTACCTATAGTAGGTTTAATCCCTTGTCTACAAAGACATTCACCTAGGATTACTTTACACCTATGGCACAAAATTGTCATTGTATACCCCTATTTAATTTCTCAAGTTTTTTCAAGTACTTAACCGGCCAACTCTTTTCTCCCCCATTATACGCTACAGCTAGAATACTAGGATCAGTAGTATCTAATATCCTACTTAGCCTAGCTATATACATCGCTGCTATTTCTATATTATCTTTAGGATTCCATAACTTATCTTCTAAAGTAGCTTTAGGGAAGGGAGTGCCCATGAGTTTATCCCAAGTCTTTGGGCCAACTATACCATCAACTACTAATTTATGCTCATTCTGAAAAGCCCTAACTGATACTATGGTCTGTAGATCATATACATCAGTAACCTTCGTAGGAACCCCTAAGAGCGATAGTTTATACTGTATCCTACCTACCCCCTTATCCCCTATCTTATAATAGCTTGTAGAGGTTCTAGTGAGGTCTGGAAAGGCGTGTTTAACAGAACTTGGACGTAATTGGCATACTCCCAGCTCTCCATGTAGTCCTTTAACATTCCTCCAATTAGACTCCACAGTACAGATGTTTACTAGTAAGTCCTTAGGGAGTTGGTACTTAATCTCCATCTCTGAGGCATATTGACTTAATGAATGACCTGCCATCAGGTTAACAGGTAAAAATAGTAGTATAAATAATACCGTATGTATCATATTAAATACTCATATCAGATATCTCTCAAGTTGTTTATATGATAAATCTTTAGGATCAGTACCGACTGGTAAAGGTATAATTCTACAAGATTTAAATAACGGACCTATTGATTTTTTTATAGTAACAGCTTTAGCTACTGCATCACCATCAAGCATTAAGATAAGATTCGTAACCCCTATTATCTTGAACAGCTTTAGCATATCTTTAGTTATATTCGTGCCATTAATCGAACATACAGGGGAAACTTCATGCACTACAGCAGCAGATATAAAATCTTCCACTACGACTAATTCGACATATTCTTTAAGAACATCTAATGGGAAGTGTACTAATGGTTCTTCCGTATATCTAAATGTTAGTACTTTGGGTATATGTTTATCTAAACGTTTAAGCTGAGCCCCTATCAATGCTCCCCACGGATTATACATAGGAAAATATAATGAGTTACTTCCTGGAGCCCATTTAACATGGTGCAATATATTCCAATCTTGATAGTCAAGATTATATTGTGCTAAATATTTATTATATATATCTTCTGGTAACGTAACAAGAGGCTCGGTAATTATCTGTGGAACAAAGACTTTATTCTTTATAGGTTCCATGCGTATATCGCCTACTATACCTTGAGCATTGCATTTAGCCCGGAAACAAATATACAATAAACCAGCAGGCGTTCTAGTAATTGTTAAAGATTTTTCATGGGTAGCTAGGCAGAAAGGACAATGGAATCGTTTAGAATCTCCTACGTTAAGCTGCATTCCCATTACTCTTATTTGCTCTCGCATAAAACCTCGTACTAGAAAGTAAGTTGCACCCAGGACATTTAATCTTCTTCCTTACAGTAGACCAGTAGAATTTAATACTACACTTCGGGCATTGAAGTAATATCTTTCCAGTCTTTATTAGTGTTTGTAACAGGAGCATTTATAAATTAATTACTGAAAGAATAACTGTATTTGTTGTTCGTCTATTAACAAACGCATAAATATCTTGAAAACCTTGAGTGTTCAATAACTGTCTTTGGTGTATATTTTGTACAATATCTGTGCAAAACATTAATGAAAATCCAAGGTGTGTACCTATATCTTGTCTTAATTGATTTAATACTCCTCCTACCCTTTTACCTCTATACTGCTCAACTACAAAAGCTTTTGTAGAAACCATTATTCCACAACAATGTGGCATTTGGTATAGCTCCCAGGATGCAATTAGTTTATTCTCCTTAGTTACTAGTTCATACGTACCTAAAGACCAATTTACAGGAAATTCGGGTTTTGTATAATCAGGCAAACTGCCTATTATTTCCTTGTCAACAGTAATTAATAACTCTTCTTTATTTATATCTAGTAATGAAGATACAATAGTAAGATATTTATCTAGTATATTTAGTGTTTTCATATGTTCACCTATGTTGGTTATCTCTGTTGATATTTACCTCTGCATACGTGTGTCTGTATCCGTCCAGCCACACAAGAAACCAGGTATCGTTTCGGCATCCATGCCTTCACACGCGCAATCGCCGCTAGGGCTATCATCCCTGATTGGAAGTATCGTTCGTACATCCATGTACTCACGTATAGATACATTCCTTGAGGCTCCTAATATATTAGACGCCAAATATGAACAAAAGTTTATAAATATATTTATATTTATTTTCATAATTCAGTAAACTTTTTACTTTTGCTTTTAAATCAACAACTTAGTGCCTATGTAGTACTTCCCTGTTTAAGGTATATACTACGTCGAAACGGTTGCTGAACAGATTATAGACTGGTTTATCAATCATCCAGCCTGCTTTTTTCCCTCCAGTAGCTTTTACAAATGCACTGATATCACCCCTAACATAGTCTGCTAATAGTACTTTAGCGCGATTTAAAGACTTTAATTTGTTGCACGTTTTTAAAAATATAAAAAATTCAGTATATAAAGTTAGTAAATGTTTTTTAATTTCCTTGGGTTTTAAGTAAATCGCTGTCGGATATGTCTCTTTAACATACACAAATCCGATAGAAGGATTCCACCTTTTATTCATAAATTCTTTCTGTTTATACCCCTTAATGGAGACTGGATAAAAAGTCACACTATGTACTAAAGCTACACCACAACAGCTAGCTAATTTCTGAGACTTAAATTTAACATAACCGCTTTTACTAGGTGAATTAAACCTGCTCATTATCCGTACTCCTATTATACCCAAACATAACAACATTGCGCCGATCATGACAACTTTGAAATACTTCTAATACCTTCCATTTCATCTTAATACAAAAATCATAAATTGAAGGTTCGGTCGTATACTTTCTATCTTTATCTGTCATAATAAACATATTAATACTAGCTATAATATTATTTTTAATATAAGAATCAAATTCCTTATATAAAGATATAATATCTTTATCCTTGTGAGGTTTTATCTGGACACAACTTATTTCCAATATACTACAACACCCGAACAAACATTGGGCTTCGTAATATACGTCCCCATAGTAGCTTGAATATACCATTTGTATACACCCTTAATTAATAAGCAGAGTAGTCAAGAGCAGGATGAATAAATTTAAGATACCCCCCAGGTCTCCTTACTAGGGGTATAATATCTTTCCCATTTTCTATAATATAATCAAATACTTTAGCAACACACTTCTGCCTGTAGGGAGAGGTTTGAGAAGGTGCAGAATTAATTTCTAATATATACCAATTATTTTGTGCATCAATCATTATATCTACCCCACCAAAATCTAACCCAGATAATAGAAATCCTCCTATTGCTAATTTAACCCCTTTAAGGGGCCAGTTGTTCCAACTAACATTATCAAATCTTCCACCTCTAGCTACATTCCATGCTACATCCTCAGGATTACCTGGGGTTTTCTTAACTACCCATACTGCCCGTCCTTGAGCTACAAATACTCTATATTCTGCTACTTTATCAATAAACTTAGATATATAATAACCAGGACCGCATTTCTCGATAGCAGTAAACATCTGTACTGAATTCTCACAGAAATACACCTGCTTGCCTTGCGCGTGTACTTGAGGGCGAACAACTACAGGAAATGCTTGTGGTGGAACATGGGCCCAATCAAACCAAGTAAGGGGGCATAGTGCATCCTCATCCAAAATTGCTCTAAATCCTGCCTTATCTCCTACAATATGAATTGCCTGAGCCAGGTTTAAAATAATACGGTTCTCTGTGTATGGTATAGGTGAAGTACATCCCCATCTAATATATACATCTGCTTTAGGAATAACAGCATCGTTACGCACTACTTGTACATTAGAGTGACTAAAACCAACTATACCATTACACGAAGTTTTACCTAACTTCTTACGTCTAAGAATAACTGCTGTTGTCATATCTTTATCCTAATGTAAATAAGGGGTTATAGCTGGATTAGTTTGGCAACCATAACATACTGGTTGATTCGCATGAGTCCATCTAAGAGCATGTACCATATCCTCTGTAATATCTGCTCTACAATTAACACAACCATCTTTAACCCACAATTTAAATTGATCTATAGTAATCAGGTGCCCTAACGGGCCTGCAACATATGTTGTTACTGTTTCTCCGTCGTTATCATCTGCTCCTGGTCCGTCTTCATATACTAGTGCTTGCCCAGTATCAGCTTGATTAGTTTGTTTTACTGCACCTAAATGAACCATTATACATTTATATTTAGGGTCATACTCTGCATGTAGAACTCTCCCTTCTAACACATAATCCCCTTTAAATTCATCCCTTTTAATCCCTCTAGCTATTACAGCAGGGTAAGGGGGTATTAAAATTCTACCAACTAAATCTCCGTGTCTAGATTTATGATTGTTGTAGCACATTTCTTCAAACGCAAACTCTATTAATTGACCTATCTTTAGATTATAATCTCCTAATTTACTATTAGAAGTAAGTCTTTGATTACTAGCGATATGCTCTATAGCAGGTATTGGTTTATTGTTCCAATTATAGACTGGAATTGGTTGTTTAGGGGTAGGTTTGATAAGTTCTTTAGTATATTTAATACTATCTTTAAATGTAATTACCATATCGTCTTCTAAATAAAAAGATTTTTTAACCTCAATACCATTGCGCTCAGCTAACCAGTTAATCATTTTTAATTCACTGCCGAATATAATAGTATCACTATTTTTCACAGCAGAAAAATACATAGGGCGTTCTTTATTTCTATATAAATGAAATGTACCAGCGCTGGAATCAAACCATGCTAAAGCTGCGGCACCTTCTATTCTAGGAATAGTTGCTTTATAACCATGCAAAGCAAATGCCTTCGTAAGTATATGGCTATCTACATTATAGTCTTGATATGCATTAGGAACATCTAGAGTATGCATCCATAGTATATTCCCATTATGTACTAATGTAATATTATCTTCAATAAAGGGATGACTGTTAATATCTGAAAGATCACCCTTTGTAGCATGTCTATTATGTCCTATAGCATACTTTAAGGATTTAAAATCATTTAAAAGAAAGGTAGTTCTTGGTAAATGCGTAAAATCATAACCAGACATAGCTTTTTTATACACTTCCACATTATTTTCTTTAGATACTGTGCAAATTCCAGTACCGTGCATCCCCCTCAAGCTGTTTGTTATTAACGCTTGATAAAAGAAATCTTTTTTGTTATTCAGGATCTTGTCGTCAAAGGATACTATTCCAAAAATTCCACACATTAGTTACCATCCTCTTCGTCGTTATCTTCTAAGTTCAATCTTGTCTCACGCGCCTCTTGTACAACGAAATTGTTTGGGTCGTTGATATTAAACCCGGCGAATTCACGAGCCTCTTCAATGATTATCTCCCCTGCCGTACTCGGTTTCCTCTTCGTCTTCTGTGGAGTATTTACTTGCTCAACGGGGCTTAGATTTATGTGTTTATTTTCTGCATATTTTTTTATTCTTGAACTAAAGTTAGTTCCTGATTGTTTTAGTTTTGTAGAAGATTCAACCAGGTTAGATCTATATATAATATCTTGAGCTAATCTAATACCATTTAACATATCAATATTAAATTCAGGGTAATCTAGTAAAGATAAATACTTTCCAAATACTTCTTCAGCACAATTTTTCATGCCCTTTGCTGAAAAGAACTGAGGAATTTCCGTTAAATCTAAAGTGGTATTAATTAAAGAATATTTTTTAAGACAAAAAATAATATTAATCCAGTTTCTAATTTTATGCACATCCGAAGTACCTCCCATATGTCTAAATTCTACTGTCCCAAATTTCTTTAAAGCAGCTAAATTTAATGCTGCATATCTGTAATTCTCATTAGAAATTGTATATATAGCTGTAGGGTTCGTTATACTGTCAATAGATAATGCTTCAAACAGAACTCCTTCTGCTTTATAATAAGGTAAACAGTACGTATTGTTTTCTCTTTCTTTACCTGCATAACGAAACAAACTTTTTTCAAAGACTGTGTAATAAATTATAAAGCTAAGTAATTGTTCTAATGACATTTCTATCATATTTAAATGAACATGCACACTGGTTCGAGCACTCCAAACTGGAGGCTCTTTAAGAATTCGCAGCCCCTTTTCAAAAATATTTAATGCTGTACTTAAATCATAACCACAAAGAGGTTCTAAGAACCGTAGTTCATAAGGATCTGCTTCCTTAACTTGTCGTAAACTACCGTCATGCACCTTTTCCCATAAACCACTCTTTCCAGTTATAATATCCCTAGCTCCTTCTACTTCTATTTCAACTCCAACCATTGTATCTGGTAATACCCAATAAAAATCCTCTTTATAGGTTCTTATATTCTCTCTTTGATGAAATACTTGTCCTACAGACTTAGTATTAGCCATTATTAACGACCTCAAAATATGTTCCGACTTCCTCTGTTAAATGCAGGACAGAGGGGTGTAAATAAACTTTTGTATCTTTAATTACTCCTATTTTATATTCTTTATAAAATAACCCAAGATCCTCCTCAAATGCAGATATAGTTACAAATAATTTGTTAGAAACGGCTCTCGCTAAAGCATTTCCCTCATTTACTAGTTTAATAGCTTCTAAAGGGGAATAATAGTACGGATTAAATAAATTAGTCAAATCTACAGTGTCTGGGTCCATTTTTAAAGTATCACATAAATCCCTGCTTGGATTAGATACTAAACGGCTGTATTGCTCAGGAAATCCCTGTGAATACTGCCTTCTTGGGTCTCTCTTAATATATATTACCCATTCTTTATGATTAATAACCCCGCATTGTGGATAATCTAAAGTTAATTCTTTTAGTTCAGCATTTTGAGGAATCCACGTACCCTCTTCATATCTATATCCCTGAAATACCATATGGTTTAGACTCTTACCCTGAACAACAGCCTGTACATTATAAGGAATTATTTTATTAGGTGTTATCCAGCCTACGTAAGTCTTGCTATAACCCCTGTTATACTCTTCCCGGCTGTAAGTATTAGGCATAAATTATACCTTTGTAGGAATAGTAATATTATATTTATCACAAAACATCTTTGCTGTTGATTTATTTTGATTATTAATCGCGTCTATAATAAACGAATGTAAGCGGTCGTCAAAGGCAATTCCTTTAGTTATTAGACTTACTGCGCTCATGGTATTATTAAATACCCATTTACGGTAGCTTTCATGCTGTATCCACCAATTTCCTAGAACCCTATATTCTACCCCATAAGGCTTTGGCCGGTATGCGCCAGCCTTCCCGTAATATTTACGTCTAATATTTCCGTCATCTTCCATGAGTATACTAGGTACTCCAAGATATAGATCACACCACTTAACTAAATTGTTTCTAGAAGCAGGATTAGAGCCACAATTAAATCCAATATGTACATGGCCAGCAGCTACACGAATATTTCCTAACATATCTGCATTAACTCTAGCGTTTTGTTCCATAGTCCATGCATTATAGTCTGGATCACACCCAATCATTTGTGCTTGGGGATGTCGTAAAACTTGTGGATCAAATGCTGCCCAAGATTTATATTCTAAAGTACACTGGTGCTTAGATGCTATCTTTTCTAATTCCCTAAGCATAGACCCGATACGATTGGAAAATGTAGTGGCTGTTGTAGAAGGAGGAATATTAAACTCAGGCATAACATTATCTTCCTGAATAAACCCTATACCACATTTTTTGGGGTTCTTTTTAGTCCCTCCAATTAAACCTATAGCTGGAATAAAAGTATCTCCACGTTTAAGAAATACTTCCGGATCAGCTCCTATAGTTACTTTATTCATCTCTATAAACCTCTTTCATCCACGTTTTTACAGTGTGTTCACTATTATGATTATAAAATGCATCAACCAATTTCCACTTCTTTTTTGCAAGTAAAACATCAAATATAGGATTAATGTTAGTACATATTACTTTAGTATAATCTCCTGTCAGGCCAATATACTCTATAAAGTTTAGTAAAATGGAACCAACTCCCTTTCGTCTATATCCATAGTTTACGTCTAATTTAGATAAGATCATTATTCCACAACAATTAGGCATTTGGTATAATGAAAATCTAGCTAGTTCTGTGCAATTAATTGTAATCTTAAATATTCCATAATCAATAAAAACAGGATTCGCCGGAGAATACTGCCTTAACAGTAAGTTACCCCGTCCAGTCCCGTATGTATATGCAGCTTCAATCGGTGGAAAGATTTTGGACAGCTTTATTTCACAATTAGGGATTATACTCTCTAATTGTGTTTTAAAACATGCCGGTAAATCTAGTTCAGTAGTTATCATATATCACTCTATATAGCGGTTTAATAGGTATTGAAAATATTTGTAACCTTCTGTATCGTTATTCATCATTTCTGGATGAAATTGGACACCAAGACATTTAGTTTTTGGGAACCATAATGCCTCAGGTTCGAGATACTCTTTACGACTAAAACCAGTAGGTATACCGTTATATAATCTTGGTAGACCAGCATCTGTTGTTGGAAACCAAGCCAGTATGGACACATATCCCTCTGGAACACATAATTGATGGTGCAGACTATTAACCTGCAAAGCACCACCTTCTAGTGTAGAGATTGGATGATTATGGTTATGATGCGCCATATCTTGAATTAACTTCCCACCATTATAAATAGTTTGCATTTGCATTCCACGGCAAATACCCACAGTAGGAATTCCAAGATCAACACATCGTTTCATTAACGCATATTCTGCTGCGTCTCGTTCAGTATCAAACCAAGAAGTGCCATTAGGAAGTTCATTATACATATTTGGTCCAATATCTGCACCTCCAGTAAAGACTACATACTTATAATTTGATAAATCATCAGGGTAGGAATAATATGACACTATATCTAAATTCCCGCGCTCAGTAAAGGGACGACTATAACCCTTCCCAAACATTAATATGCGTTTATTCATATTTTAATTCCTAATTTTCGTAATCTGGTCAATTCTCTTTTTGAAACACGAACTTTTGTAAATACTGCATCATCATCATACCCTATCCCTAGTAAATCTTTTCTATAACCTACGACCTTTACCACGACTATGCGCTTGGCGAGGCGGAAGGTTTCGAGGCTCATTATCGAGGGTCGTGTAGTGTATATATGCAGACCTTGGTTTATTTCTTCCTGTCTAAGAGAAGGCTTTTTCCGGCTGGTATTACTTTGAATATACCTATTTTTATTTACTATGACTTTATTCTCATTATAATAGAACGGATATAGGTTATTATTATAATCTACTTGATATATTTTATACCCTTTAATATGTTTCTTTGTAGATTTTAACAACTTTCTAACCTTGGATACATTATTGTATAAGCACATATTTACCTTTTATGATCTCGCTTAGTTTTACCTGGGCGCATTATAACTTGTTTTCTCATAGGCATTCTAACAAATAATGGAACTGGTCCTTGAGGCTTCTTAGTCCCTTCTTCCCGTTCTTTATCAGCTAATGTTCTCATAGTCTCTGTCCATTGTTGACAAAAAAGTAAATTCTTGAATCTAGTTATATAGTCATCCATGCTTTAGTTCCTAATTGTTTAACTCTAAAGGATTGATGATTAATACTAACACGCCCATGTTTAATACCTTCTCGAACAGTCACGCCTTTGACTGTAATATATTCTAGAATACGTTTTTGAAAACTATCCCAAACTACTTGATTTGAAAGGGAAAATGTACCTGGGCGCTTCTTTAGTTTGTATATTTTTCCGCCAGGTTTTCGATACATATAGGGCTTAGGTGCCCCCCTAAGATGCGGACTAACTTGCTTACGAGGATAAATGTTAAACATTAATTGAAACCCTCTAAATTAATCATCGAAGCGGGCTTCCAGCTTGACCTTTATGCAGCCGATTCTATTAAAAAGCTGCACTTGATCGGCCACGGCCCTGGACGGATTAGAAAGGACGAACATTTGCTTGCGAGCATCCAGATAAACATTGAGATATACAAAGGTGTCTTCCGGCACGTTCTCCAGGTCGTAGTCCCTAGTGTAGGCAGAGAAATGCGTACCGCACACCAGCCACCTCATTACCTCTTTACTTTCTAATAAACCAATAACGGGTGATACTCCTGGTGCATCAGTACATAAAATCCTCACCGCTCGCCCACTCCTTGTTTGTACAGGTTTGTTGAAATCTATCATTTGGCCCTCTTTCGTCTGGAACTCAACATGTCTGCTCTGTTCGCCGCGAATATCACACGGTGAAGATCATGTGTGCAGCCACAAGTTTTTGGGAATTTATAGTCAGGGGTATCCGGGTCGTAGTTAGGGAGATGTTCAAATTTCTTACGCATTTGCTTAGAAACTCTGCCCGTTATTAAGAGCCTCTCCTTTAGCATTTTAATCATTTTACAAAAGCCATCACGGCGACTAAAAAGTATCTCAGCAACCCTCCAGGCTTGAAGTTCAGTAAGATATATATTCTCTTTTTGTTTACATTTGGTCATTTGCATTCCACTCTTGCAGCATCGTACTTCGTACCATGAACATAGAATTGTACTTTCCCGTTGCACAATTCCTGATATTCTTGTAATGTTGGAGTACTAGAACATCCAACAAGGAAGGCTAGTAAGACCATAATAACTAGAAACAACACTGTAACAGTATACTTACCAAGTAGCATTAACATGAAAGCACCTCACTTAGTTTAATGAATTAACTAAAACTACTTCCCAGCTAGCACTCGTATGAGACCCCTGATCGCTGCTACAAAGTATCAGGATATTGCGGCTGGACGCTGTGGAATCTATAAGTTTCACCTTAGTTTGGTAACACATCATCGGCACTTTATCTAATCCTTAATGATGCACTCTTGCTCGTTTGGCCGCTCAAGCCTGGGATAACCCCGCAAGATAGGTAGTGCGCCTATTGGCCCCTAATTTAAGATTAAGGTGTTGTTCGAGTAACAACCACGATTTTACCACATGCACCATTAAAGACTAGATATATGCCTAGCGTATGCTACACCTAGATTCCCGCCAGTTTTCCCTAATAAAAGGATGGGGTAGTCTGGCCCCCGTGCAACACAGTATCGCCGGTTACACTTCTAGCTAGTGTCAAGTAGCTAGCGAATCCTCTACCAGATTCTCTCGCGTCTAGAAATATATTCTAGAATATATTCTAACTAACTTCACTAATTTCAAAACAAAAAAAAGTACAGAAGTACGCTACGCTTCTATCCAGACGATTGATCGTCCGCGTATTTATGGTCGTTAAAAGCGACCACTGTACTAAAGAGTTGGCCTGCTAGGAGTTGAACCTAGATAAGGCTCTTATAAGGAGCCTATTCTACCATTGAATTACAGGCCACGTTAAAAGAGTAGCTCTAAGTTAATTCTTAGATTAAAGCCCTTACTGCCAATAAGCACCCTTGCAAGTGCGCTATCGTCTTAATGTACCCCGTTATTATTTCCGACGGGATCAGCGGAAACCGATGCACTCAAACATATTCTACCTAATTAGACTCTTTGAATCCAATTAGATAGGCACCCTATTACGTCTAGGATGCTATCTGTACACCATGTGCTTGACGGTTAAACTACGCTGCCTCTGCAAGTGAATCGTCGCCTGTAGTATCTTCCACAGACTCGACGATAGGCGGATGCTCCTTAGTCCATTCCTTCGCAGTGTTGCTCAGTAGTTCGTTGATCTCCTCGAATACCTTGCAATCAACAAAATACTGCTCTGTTTGCCGATTCACTGCAAACGTTAGGAACAGACTGACCAAGCCTTCAAACCGCTTCAAATAATCCGGCTTGGTAGACTCGATCGCCTCACGCGCCTTGTTCACTGCTTCGCGCTGTTGCTTGCTGGCCTTACCCTTCAACTTTGAATAAGTAAGTACTTCACCAGTTTCCGCGTCGATACCTTTAAGATCAACACCTTGCGAATACATGCGACGGATGTCGCTCGCAGTCTGTGTCATAACCTTCGGTACAGCTTTGGAGCGATGCTTCGCCTTGTAGCGAATCGTGGCCAGCGAATAGGATGTATCAAATTCTTTTATCCCTTCGCAGTCGCGAGCGATACTCAGCATTGCATCTGCAACAGTGCTACGCTTCTCTCCGATGATCTTTTCGGCTTTCCGGCTAACTTCCGCCAGTTCCGCCAAACGATCCGCAAGGACAATAATCCGCTCTTTGCTAAGGCCATCGGCAATAACTACACCATCAATATCTTGCTTAACTGCTGTTGGTTTTCCCATGTGTCTGCCCTCTTACTAATAAGGTCAAGCACACGATGTACATCATATAGACATTACCGGACTGCTACTGTGTATTCCAGAATACTCTGTCACTTGCTTGTTACACGCGGTTATAAGGAATACACTATATAGTCAATACCGGACTAATGAAAAATATCAAAAAAAAAAAGGCACTGAGCGATTAACTCAGTGCCTAAGTTACTGCTAGTTATCCATGTCTAGACTACCTGGACCGTCTTGCTCATACAGCGGTAGCCAGTCGTCTAGTGATATATCTTCCTTGTGTCGCCATGATTTCAACACGTTCAAACAAGCGGTTTTAGCTATGGTATGTGCTAGCGCGTCTGGAGCTCGTGCTGCATCTACCTTGTCCGCGTCTTTCCATAACCTGACTAATACCGCTTGTTCGCACTCGTGGCGAAGGTCAACATCCCCGGTACGCTTAGTCATAAACCAAGCACTACGCCTAGCTATGGCTAGATAATCTACTTTGCTAGGCATAACTTGCGGATAACTCCTTCTAACCGCATATCCTTGTGCTTTGAACTGGAAGGCCTGAGTGCGGCTTACCTTGTACTTACTCATAATTTCCAGAATGTTATGAGTATCTAACAACTCCCGTTGCAGGCTCATAGTGTCCTATCTATTATATATAGGACAAAGCGAAAACCATACCCAACGAGCCCTAACAAAAGAATAACAAGCAGGTTGAGAACGATAAAGAGCCCTACGTATAGAAAGCCGTAAGCTAATCCAGTTACTACGTCCATTAAGATAGTAAACATGACCTAACCCTCAGATAAGAAAAGTAACCTAGTACCCTAGATTATGGGTAGGATAGTGAGTGACTAGACGGTACGGTCAGCGTGAACCTGCCGTTGTCTGTACTGCTTAACTAACTGCTTTAGTGCTGTGCAATCAAAACCATAGATATTAAAGCTGGTAGCATAGTCTGGGATAGTAAAGCTAGTGATATCATCCCCGTATTCATCCGAGACTTGCAAGGTAAAGACTTCGGTTATTTCATCGTATGAAAGTTTACGCATCGTGTGTGCTCCTATGGGTATGCCTACCCATAAGCTAAGATACTAGGTCGGGTTCAGTCTTTTGTGTCCCTCCGGTGCGGGGGATTATCCTCTCGCCACCATCGGCCGTTCCGACTATACCCTCTAAACATTTACCTGTAGAGGCGTTCAGGTGTTCAAGGCACAAGATAAACTGTTGCGCGAGTAGTGCAAGCTCTAACAGATGGACGGTATAAACAGTCGGATAAACGGTGATATGTATAGGAAGTGTTACGAAAGGTAACATATTAGTATTCTAGAGTATAGGGTATATGTGTAACTATTCCAATTACACATTGACATAAGATAGTTTTACTAACGTATAGCAAAAGACACACTATAAGCAAGGGTATAGCTATACAAGGTATAGAGAAAGCCTTTAGAATCAAGAAGTTAGAGGGGGTGGGGGAAACATCTTGATGCATGTTATAAGATTAGGAGCACATCTGCCACGCTACTAGAAAAATAGATAAAAATCAAGGAGTTACATCTTTCATTTTACTACCTTCGCTCACCTCTAAAAGGCTTATTCTAAGCTGTTTACCTTAGTTTTACATAGATTTACACCTGCCTACCTACTGAACTTACGCAATTTAAGACTTAACTCTCTACAAACTACACCAGAATTTAGACCCCTCTAAAAATATATTTTCAAAAATGGTAAACTTTTTACCGTTTTTGGCGTCTAAGAGTAGAGAGGGTATGAAAAGTATAAATTTACTGCCAACCTATACAACCCTTGCATCCTACTTACTAGCTCCCGGATGTTAAGCCAAGGAACTAGTGTTTCACTATAATTGACCTAGCCCAGGGATAAGCAGCGTTAGGGGTGATTACTACCGAGTGGCGTAATAGCCTACAAGTGTAATGGGTAATGGGGACCATAACTCCCGAAGTAAACGGTTTTGCTCAGTTCCGAAAATACTGTTCCGCTGATATAGATATAGTTGAAACCAATTCTGGAGAGAAATCTCTGTTACATAGAATTCTAAGTACACCTGGTATATTTACCCGATGTACATAGGGCTCACTTTGTCTACGAATAGCCCCTTTTGGGGGCGTTATGAGTAGCTAAGTGATTTCTGAGTAACAGACTATCGTTGAGGCATACTATGTCTAAAATTCAAGAATTAAAAGAACAAGTAAATCAACTACTTATATGAAATACTTTCTTTGGTCTGTTTGTGTGGTACTAGTTAGTCTTTTTTTCCTAGATACCGTAGTTATACCACAGTTACCTACAATTAACGAGTTAGAGAATTCTACAGTTAACCTATCTATAGTTGACCAAGGGCACGGTTCTGGGGTAGTAGTTGAAACACAAAGTACTGATACTTCTTGTGTAATTACTATAGTTACTGCCAAACATGTAATTGAGTTGGGAAAAGAACTAGTACTAGACCAGACTCCTAACCTAGTCCCAGACCTCCTACAAACCCACCAGAGCGAAGATATAGGGTATCTGGTATATACCCTACCACACTCCTGTGCAACTTATCGCTACAAAGCTGTGAAGCTGTCTAAAGAGGTTCCTAGCCCATTAGATGAACTAATACATACCGGGTATCCTAATAATCAATGGATAATAGGGTATACAACCTATATTGGACTTTATAAAGATAATAATCCATATATAGATATACCTTTTTTAAATAATACTTGGGCTATAACCTCTATTGCAGGACCAGGTAGTTCTGGAGGCCCGGTATTTTATAAGAACCAATTATTGGGTATTATTGTTAGGGGAGAGACTAGTCAGCCTTTTCGTAACTATATGACTCCTATATATTATCTTAACGACCTATTACCTGAGTTATTTACCGATGCCTAAATTATCTGAACAATCCAATAAGTTATTAAAAGAACGAGCAGGGGAAGTTGCACAACGTACCAAAGAGAATACTGCTTATCGTAAAGATGAGGCACGTAATCCTGGCAAGTATATGGACACAGAAGCTATGACCCCTATTAGAAAAACTGAAGCTGGTAAGTACGGAGACTCCTCAGAAATGCTACGGGGTGCTGGTATGATACAAGATATGAAAATCCATAAGGCATTAAAGGAATCTGGAGCAGAATAGTATGGCTAGAGGACAGGCATGGAGTTTAGATGATAAAATCAATGCTGCATTTGCTTATATAGTTACTGGTTATGCAGAGCAAGCCTCCCAAATATGTGCTGTTCCTAAGCGTACTATTAATGATTGGCTTAAACAAGAATGGTTCCAAGGGTTAATAAAAGAAGCTCAAGCATATAAACAAGACCAATTAGATGCTCAATGGACGGGACTTATACACCAGACTACCGATGCACTAAAAGATAGAGTCCTAAATGGTGATATTGAATATAGTAAGAAAACTGGGGAACAAGTACGTGTTCCAGTTAAAGCTAGAGACCTAGCTCTTTTAACTTCAATTATAGCAGAAAAACGAGCATTACTACGAGGACAAGTTACCTCTAGAGTAGAGCGAATAAGTTCTAAAGATCGTTTAGATGAAATTCAAAAAGCGCTAGAGAAGCCTGTTATAATGAATGACTCAGCAGAAGAATCGTAAGTTTACTTCTTTACAAGTTTATAATTTTGTTAAAGCTTTCCTATTAGATAGGTATGATACACCAGTAGATATAGCTACCATTCATCGTGAAATATGGGAATTAGCTTCTACTGGTATTAAACGTATTGCTATTGCAGCCCCTAGATTTCACGCAAAGAGCACAGCTATTACACATGCTTTAACTTTATTCTTATTTTTATTTAGAATCAAGAAATATGGTATAATTGTATCAGATACTGAATCCCAAGCCTCCCAGTTCTTAGTGGATATTAAAACAGAACTAGAAGAAAATGATTTATTAAAAAGACATTTTGGTGTGCGGAAGATAGTTAAAGACGCTGTTACTGATATAATTGTAGAAATGGATGATGGATATAAATTTCGTATACAAGCCAAAGGAGCAGAACAAAAAGTTCGCGGATTAAAGTGGAGAAATCAACGGCCAGATTGGATTATAGTTGATGATCTTGAGAATGATGAATTAGTAGAATCAGATGAACGTAGAGAAAAACTCCGTAATTGGTTTTTAAAAGCATTATTACCAGCACTATCTAAGACTGGGCATTTGTTAGTTGTAGGGACTATCCTTCATATGGATTCATTATTAATGAGTCTTATGGAAAATAAAAGTTGGGTAACTAAACTTTATAAAGCTCATGCAGGCTTTGATGATTTTAATGATATCATATGGCCAGAACAATGGTCAGAGCAAGAACTACGCAACATAAGACAAGAGTATATTAATACCGGGAATCCAGAAGGGTATGCTCAAGAATGGTTAAATGATCCTGCTTCACATAATGAAGCTTATTTTAAAAAAGAAGATTTTAAACCTATAGAAGAGGATATGGTTAAATTACTTACCACTAATTATTGTGGTGTAGATTTAGCTATATCAGATAAAGATAAAAGAGCTTATACGGTTTTAGTTGTAGCTGGATTAGATCAATTTCGTAGACTCCTTGTTAAACAAGTTATTAGGTTTAGAGGAGATGCTAATGACATCATAGATACTATGTTAGAAGTACAACGACTTCATAATATAGATTTATGGAAAGTAGAAGAAGGACAGATTAAATTAACTTTAATGGGTCCATTAAGAGAGAAAATGAATGATAGAGGTATATACCTAAACATTAGTGCAGGAGTACCTACTAAAGATAAACGAAGTAGAGCACGAGCTATTCAAGCTAGAATGCGAGCAGGTGGCGTATACTTCGACAAAGAAGCTGAATGGTATCCAGCCTTTGAACAAGAGTTATTACAATTCCCGAAGAGTACATACAAAGATCAAGTAGATGCTATAGCTTGGTTAGGAATAGCAATTAATGAACTTAATGAAGGCCCGACGTCTAAACAACAAGCACTTGAGGATTATCTAGAGCAGATGGAAACTTATGAACCAGTATATATTGGCCGTGATTCTCTTACAGGATATTAGGTATGGATAATTATTTACCTGAAGGTTATACTATTAAAGACCTAGTAGATGTAGACAATATAGCTGATCTATTAGAGCCAGATTGCTTATCTGAAATAGGGGATAAAGTTGTTAATTGTTTTGATTCGGATAATGCATCTAGAAAGGGATGGTTAGAACGATATAAGACTAGTCTAAATCTAGCTATGCAGGTTGAAGAAAAGAAATCTTGGCCTTGGCCTAATGCAGCTAATATTAAATATCCTTTAATGTCTTTGGCTGCAATTACTTTTCATGCACGAGCTTACCCTGCATTAATCCCTAGTAGGGATGTAGTCAATGTTAAATCCGTTGGAAGAGATTTACTAGGTATTAAACGTAGACGAGCAGAAAGAGTTAAAGCTCATATGAACTATCAATTCCTAGATCAGATGACTGAATGGGAAGAAGATATGGATCGTTTACTTCTGATATTACCTATTACTGGTACTGAATTTAAGAAAGTTTATTTTAGCCCAAGCTTAGAACGGAATGTTAATAAGCATGTTTTTGCTAAAGATTTAGTAGTTGATTACTATGCAAAAAATATTAAGACTTGTCGACTAACCGAAATCCTTTCCATGACTTCTAATGAGATCATGGAAAATATACATGATGGTTTATTTCGTGATTGTGAATTTGGAGAAACAGACCAACCTAGAAACGATGTAACTACCCAAGTCTCTGATAAAATTCAAGGATTAAGTAAGCCTAATACTAATTATGATGTTCCTCGTATGATTCTGGAACAACATGGGTATTATGATTTAGATGGTGATAACTACAGTGAACCTTATATTATTACAGTAGATTATGCTACTCGTAAAGTTTTACGAATTGTAGCACGATTTCAAAAAGAAAATATAACAATGAATAAAGGTCAGGTCAATAAAATTGTACCTGACCAATACTATATTAAGTATACGTTTATACCTTCAGTTGATGGAGGTTTTTATGATATAGGTTTTGGACATCTTATTAGTCCTTTAAATAAAGCTACTAATACCCTTATTAATCAATTACTAGATGCCGGTACTCTTTCTAATCTACAATCTGGTTTTATTGCTAAATCGTTTAGGCAAAAAACTGGTAGTATGGAACTATCTCCTGGAGAATGGAAAGTAGTTAATGCTACTGGGCAAGATATTCGTAATGGTATTTTACCTATCCCAGTAAGAGAACCTTCCAATGTTTTATTTCAATTACTACAAATGCTAATTGAATCTGTCCAACGTATTAGTTCAACAACTGATATGCTTGTAGGCGAAAACCCAGGGCAAAACCAAAAAGCTACTACTACTCAAGCGGTCGTAGAAAATGGAATGCGGGTTTTTACTGCAATTTATAAACGCTTACGTAGAGCTTTGTCAGAAGAGATTAGACAAGTCTATAAACTAAATAAACTATATTTAGATGATAAAGAATATTTTACTATACTAGACTTAGAGAGTGAAGACCTTAAAGATTTAGAAGTTTCTCCTAAAGACTATGAAGATGAGTCTATGGACATTGTACCTACTGCTGATCCTAATGCAGTAAGTCAATTACAAAAGATGGTGAGAGCTGAATTTTTAATGAAGATGATTCAGTTTGGTGCGCCTCCACGCGAAGTACTGAAACGTGTATATGATGCATATGAGATTGAAAATCCAGAAGAAGTGCTTCCACCAGAACAGCAGCAACAGCAACCTCCATTAGATCTTATGTTACAAGACCGTGAATTAAGTATTGAAGAGGCTAAAGTACAAGGTGACTTAGCTATTCGTGGTAGAGAACAAGAACGAAAAGAATTAGAGACTGCCTATAAACTTAGACAAGGTGATGCTAATATAGATTTGAATAAAGGTAAATTAGAAAGTGATATAAGACAACGTGCAATGGAAGCAACCATGCGCCATATCCAAGAGGATAATAAAGTAAATGTTAAGAGCAAGACTAAGTGAAGAAGAAATAAAAGATTGGTTAGACCTACCAATAACAAAGCATTATTTTAATATATTATTACAAGAAGCAGTAGTTCGTAGAGAAATAGCAGCAGCAGGTGGATTTAGACGTAATACAGTTTACGAAACAGGAGAAGATTATACAAAAGCTATGATAATGGCAGAAGTATACGAGAGTTGTGCAACCCCAATATTAGAGGATCTTTTAGAAGATGACGATGAAACGAGCGAGACCAGTAGGATATAGAGTTTTAATTGAACCTATTAAAGTAGAAGAAACCTCAAAAGGCGGCATTGTACTAGTTACCCCAGAACTAAAAAAACTAGAACAACAAGCTCAAGTACGAGGTAAAGTTTTAAGTATAGGTCCAGACGCTTATGCTGATATGCTAGATAAGTCTGTCAAAGTTGGTGATATAGTCTTTTATCAAAGACATTCTGGAATGAGATTAACAGATCATTTTGGAAACATTAGACTAGATCGTTTACTATTAAATGATAAAGATATAGTAGCCGTAGAGGAAGAATTAGATGACAACTGAAACAATAGATAATACAGTAGACATAGTTGAAGAAGTTGTAAAAGAAGAAAAGGAAGAGACTACTCAACCTTCCCACGAAGATGTAGCTCGTGAAAAAGGTTGGAAACCTTTAGATGAGTATGAAGGAGAACCAACGGAATGGGTAGATGCTAAAGAATTTGTAGCACGAGAACCTCTATTTAAA